TGTCAGCAACAGCACGCAAGCGCTGCTTCGCTGCCTTCACTACCGCCTCGTCCAGCAAAATCCAATCGTCCTTTCGGAGAGTTGCATTTGCATTCGTCACAAGTGATTGCGGTTGCCCGCCCTGGTTCACTGTGATATATGACCGTCCATCCGTTCCGACGTAGGGCCGCAACGCATGGGGGTCAAAGTTGTTGGCCATAAGTGTGGAAGCAACGCCCCCGCTGGCCTGACCATTCATAATGAAATCGGACATCGTATTTGACTCCTCTCGGGTTCAAGGTTACAGCACCGCAACGGAGCAAAGCCCGTTGGCGCCTGATGGGGAAACGGCTTCGAGTGCCTTGACCTGGTAAGCACCTTCTGAACCAGTGATACCTAACCACAATCCAGAACCGCCACCTTCGACAACAAGCTTGTCAGCAACAGCAATCGTCTCACCATCTTTGACAAGAACCTGGAGGTGGTCGCCGGCGACCGCCTGATATGTGAAAACCACATCGCCACTGGAATAAGCGGTGGTCACGATATTGCCTTGAAGCGCATCTTCGATAGCAACCATCGGAATGCCCTGCTTCAGTGCTTCTGATTGAGAAGCCTGAATTTCATCGAAGCCACCAGTGGGCGTCAACTCAACAGCCATTCCGGGGGAGACAGCAGCCTCAAGCGTCCCCTCGTCAAAATGGTTGGTGCCTTTCAGCAAAATTGTTTTCCCTGCCATTTCTTTCTCTCCTTACTTTGAGAATGTTAATTCTGGAAACAAACTACTTGGACGAATCATCCCAGTTCATGACGGGGATCAACAGGGGTTGCTCCTCGGTAGTGTTACGAACCGGAGCAGGGGCAGCGGCGCCAGCGTACGAAGGCGAGACACTCTCATCCTTCGCTGCTAAGGCAGCAAGTCCCTGCAACTCGACCATGGACTTTTCAGCCAGTGCTTGCTTTCCGAAAACATTCTTTTCGTTGGCAACAATGACTTCGATTAACTCCTGCCGATCACGTTCGTGGGCGGCAAGACCCGACGACAACATATCACGAATCTCAGGGGGAGCGTTCGCGACATACTGCTCGGCGGAAACGGGCTGCTGATTATTTTCAACATCACCATCACACGCCACCTCGGCAGTTGCTTCACAGGTTTCCTCGTCACCTGTTTCGCACTCCGCCTTCTCTTCTTCCTCTTCGTCTTCAGGGTCATCGTTGACGACTGGTTGCAGTTTAACCAGCGTCGATTCATCGAGACCCGCCAGACCTGTTTGATCCTCATCACCGAACGGCGTGTTCGAGTTGGCAATCAATTCCGCGACGATATCTTTCTTAGCCATGTCTTCCTCTCCTTGGGTTGGGGCTTCGTTAGTCGTTTCATACTGAACCTGCTGCTCAACCTGGGCAAGCGATTCCCTATCAAACTCGAAGGCGCCATCGTTATTAATAAAATCAACACGCCACAACTGATCATCCTTTTCGTAGACCACCTGGGACGTAACAATGTCTCTCGCTACAACTGAACCACCAAACTCGAAATGAAGTGCATCTTGCAAGGTGGTTTGCTGGGCCGAATTTAATTGGAGGAGGCCAGCACCGTCCTCAATCGAACAGGCACCCTTCTTGTCTGGTAACAGAGCCAGATGGTCGGGTCGATAATTCCTGGCGATGGTGTCATATTGTTTTCCGTTGAACTCGCCATCGACCGATTCATTGTCCGTGAACAGGCCCGTGGACAATTCCATGAGGTCGTTGTTTTCCAATGACTTGGAAATGCGTTTGTCCACCATTTCAATTCTGTCTTTTTCCAACCACGCCTCCGCCCGGAGCTTGCCGGTTTCTTTGTCGTAGCGGGTATTCATTATGACACCAACCTTCCGGCTGGTAATTATATCAGGGTCACAAGCGGACACGCCCATGCCATTCATCGTTGGATGGTAAACGACCACGGGCTTGTGGTTCCAAGACTCGGGGGTCTTGGACAATTCATCCTTCGGATAATACAGCCACCCGTTGCTGCCCTTGTGAACGCCCTCAGTCAACATAACCATCGGGGCGACCAAATAGTCACGCCCCTCCATGGTGTCGTGGCGCACAGCTGAACTGAAATTCACTGTGATGTTTTGCAGGTTCATAGTTCCCCCATTCAATAAAGAATAGAGAAATGGGATTGGCGGTGTCAATCCTATTTCTTGCCCTCACGAGGCTTCCGCCTCCAAAATAAAACGTGCAGCCAGAACTTGACTAGGCCACAAGGACGATATCCCATATCAATCAAAATATGACTGAGGTTCAAGGTGTCTTCCGTAAACGGGCCGCGCACCATGAACCGTTCCCGCTGCTGCGGTTTGATAAAACGAATTCTCATTAGCCACCCCCAAATCCTTTCACAACGTCAATGATTTTGCTGAACCCACCGCCACCCATTTTGAACATCGCAAACACCACGCCGATCAATATGACGAGCCATTTCAGAAGGCTCGCGGTGGCGCTTCGCTTGGCGGCGGTAGCCAAGGCGCGATCTGTTTTTCCATCAATTTTCGCTAGCTTATATTCATACTTCCCATCCTTTTTCTCTTCCCGCCGAACCACTGTGACCGGCCCCTCGGGTTCTGGGAGGTTGTATTTTCCTCGTCGTCTACGTCCCATTGGAACCACCCTCAACCTTCTTCGGATTTAGCGGTCGGTAGGAGTCGCCAATAATGAGGGCGATTACGAATCCGGAAAGTCGGTAAGCTTGGTCTTCCGAAAGGTAGCCCGAGTTCGTGGCAGTGGTTACGAACACGGCGGTGACGATACCGGCAGCCAGTCGCTTGGACGATGCCGATGCCCACCAATCCTTGACGGTGTTTTTGAGCCACTCCATTTCAATCTCCTTGGATGGTGAAACAGCTGAAACAAGTATTGTAACAGAAACCCACCTGGGAAATCCCCACAAATCCGATCCGATCCGATCCGATCCGATCCGATTTGCCCGCCACCTGGGAAACCCCCTGCAAACACCTGGGACACGTAGGGACACGTAGGGACACGTAGGGAAACCCCTGCAAACACCTGGGACACGTAGGGACACGTAGGGGACACGCAGGGCAACAACTGCGAACACCTGGGAAACGCAGGGACACGCATGGACACGTAGGGGACACGCAGGGAAACACCTGGGAGGCAGCCTGGGAAACACCTGGGAAACAGCCTGGGAAACAGCCTGGGAAACGGCCTGGAGAATCACCTGGAATGTGACCTGGAGAATCACCTGGGAAACAGCCTGGAGAATCACCTGGAATGTGACCTGGAAACCCCCTATTTCATAGTGGAAACAACCTGGAGAATCACCTGGAGAATCACCTGGAGAATCACCTGGAATGTGACCTGGAATGTGACCTGGAATGTGACCTGGAAACCCACCCCCTGGAAACTTATTTTGAAACACCTGGGAACAGCCTGGTGCCTAGCCTGGGAACCAACCTGGGAAACCCTTGTTTTCTAGGTTGAGCGCCCTGGAACCACCACCTGGAAACCAGCCTGGAACTGCCCCCTGGAAACCAGCCTGGAACCGCCCCCTGGAAATTGAATTGGCCTGGCCCCTGGGATTAGCCTGGGAACCAGCCTGGGAATTAACCTGGGAAACCCCTTATTTCATAGGTGGAGATTGCCGAGAAGCCACCTGGGAATCGTGATCACGTTTACCTGGGAACCAGCCTGGGAATTAACCTGGGAGAGATTGTACCGATCCCCTTGTTTTATAGGACGAGATCACCGAGAGCCCACCGAGAATCTCGCTGCTGGAAATCAACGGTGGTTTCAGGTGCAGCGAGATTGTACCGATCCCCTTGTTTCGTAGGACGAGATCACCGAGAGCCCACCGAGAATCTCGGTTGGGGATTTTGACTGGAGATTTTCAGCTGGGGAAATGGGGGTGGTTTCGGGCGTTCGAGATTGTACCGATCCCCTTGTTTCGTAGGACGAGATCACCGAGAAGCCACCTGGAAATCTCGCTGGAAAACACCTGGGAAACGGCCTGGAGATTGGTGGTGTTTTACCTGGGCGAGATTCTAACGATTCCCCTTGTTTTGTAGGACGAGATTGACGAGAACCCACCTGGAAATCTCGCTGGAATGTTTTACCTGGGCGAGATTGTAACGATTCCCCTTGTTTCGTAGGACGAGATTGCCGAGAAGCCACCTGGAAATCTCGCTGGTCAGGTTGGGGTACGAATCGGATCAGATCGGATCGGATCGGATCGGATCGGATCGGGATGGTCAGGTTGGGCATGAGCCCGTCAGGTGGTTCAGGTGCGTCAGGTAGCGTCCTGCCCCCTAAAGGATTTCCTGAAAATATCAGGGAATAGGAGTGGACAGGGTTTTATACAGCCGATATATTACATGGACAAGCAGTAACTCAACGGAGACCAACCATGTTGACCATCACGATAACAATCGCAGCAACACTTTACTTCGGCCACAAACTGGCCGTCCGATTTGAAGCCAAAATTGGCCCAGTTTCAAAACCCTTCACCACTCGCTAGGAGACCAACATGACACTCAAATTCAAACCACAAGAAATCGACTTCTTCCGCAAGGCAGAATCAAACCGACTGGCCCCTGAAAATTTCACCGTCACTTGTGGAACCAAGGTGCTGGACACCGAGACCACCATCGACGAGCTAATCAGCGCCGTCGGTTACGGTGGTTCCCACCGCTCGGGAGTGTTTGAAATTCAAACCGCCGAGGGAATTATCAAGCACATCAATGGCAAGAAAATTGATAACCGAACCCACCGCAAGCGCACCAACATCCTGTTCAAAACTTGGGATGCAATGGAAAAGGAAGAGGCGCTGGACGGCGACGTGACTTGGACAAAGGCGGACAGCATCGTTGCCCAAGTCGCTGCCCAAGCAACCATCGACAGTTTCTTCAGTCTGTAAACACCACCACCAACCAAGGAGACCACCATGACCGTCAAATTCAACTTCAATTCGAAAGACCTCGGAACACTGAAGGCAGCTGCCCGCTACATGAAACTGGAATGGCGAACCCTCGCGGCCCGCCCTGTTGTGGCCAACCACCTCCTCGAGCTGGTCAAGGAACTTGGCCTCGAGGCAGGCTGTGAAGAATCTGCCAACCCGTGGCGTGTAATACTCACCACCGTGACCGAAATCCTGGACGAGGTTGAAAAGCAGACCGGCGAACCGTGTCCTGATAATTGGGAAGCGGAAGGCGTTGTCATCCGGAAATGGGTGGCTGACAATGATGCCCACTTTCACAGTTGGCATGGCGAGTCGTATCGTTGCATGGCCGAAACAAATGAAGCGATTCGTGAAGCGAAGCGTTTGGGAAAAGTAATCGTCGTCATGGAATACCTTTCGTAACACCACCAACCAAGGAGACCAAATGTTCAAGCTCGCAACCCACAACGGAACCATCACCCTTCGGAACCCTACCACGGGAGGCCACCGAACCTTCCAAGTCCGGACGCAACACGAGGAGTCAAACTTCGCGCCCGGGCAGCGGGTGGTTTCGTTGCTGTGCGACGGGGAGGATTATCGGGGCTTCGGATTTGTGACCGACGACGGGTCGATCAATGTCTGGCGGAAGAAGGCAACGCCCTTGTTCGCCAAGTATGCCGACATGCTGATTCGGACTGACCATTACGCCGACCAGCATGGGGTCGACTATATGTTCGAGGGCAGGTGCCGCGTCTGTAACCGGCCGCTCACAAACCCTCTGAGCATCGAGACCGGCATCGGCCCGGTCTGCGCCGGTCGATAGCAGGTCGGCGCCCACCCCAGCCACCATTGCCGACCCGCGGACGCGTCACCTTCCTTGAGAGTTCGACTGGTGAAAGCTAACCAGCGAACGGGAGTTCACCCAAGGAAGGGAGCGCCCCTTGGTCACGAACCTACGCCTGACGGCGAGGTAGGCGACCCCTCTGTTTTCTTTTTCTTCGCAGCAGGTTTCTTCTTCCTTTCTGCTGCCTCCACCTCGCGCCAGTCGGAGCAATCACATTGCCAACAAATGCGCAGGACATTCACTGCCGTGCCAACCATCCCTGCGGACTTGCCGCCCGCCTCTAGCTTGCCCTCCTCCACCTTCAGCTCCTCGTACATCTTTTTGAAATCAACCATAGCCGTTTCTCCTTGATTATGGAATTGCCCACTCAGGCAACTCCGGCCCAAAATCGGGAACTTCTCCCTCTATGAATTTCACATTGCCAACTCCGAACGCCACCTTCATGAATGAGAAAATGGCGGCACCCGTGTCCAGGATTTCCTTCCCTGGCACAAACATATCATTCCGAAAATAGAACAGCCCCTCCCTGTCTTCCCCTGTCCGGAGTTCAACCATCCATCCCAAGTGATCGAGGATTGTAGGGAACGCCTGAAGGCGTGGAGTGCTGTCCTCGTCCCAGCGGACATCCCACTCCTCCCCACGGTAAATCACTTTCCATTTCATCATATCAAAAGCCTCCAAACAACCCAAGGATGAACTCTCGATAATCGTCGTCGTCCATCAACCGAGCACCTGACGGGCCACCGTGCAAAATATCCTCCACCCCCATTGTCGCCACTTCCGCAGACGCGCTTTCCGAGGCCTCAAACATCGCCAGCAGTTCGTCCCCAGTTGTTGCCTCCTCCACTGCAATCCAACCATCGGCCGAATTGCTTGACCTCAAATATATTTTCCCGGAATAGTCTTGGTGAAATTTGTCTTCCAACACAATCCGCCTCACACCCGCGTCTTCGAATACAACAGGGAGTTCACCAACACCATATCTCGACGACAGGAATTCATATTCAAGCTGCGTCAATTTGTTTCCCGCGCTGTATTCCAATCCATGAATTGTTTCGTGAGTTGCTACTCTGTGGTTGTAAACTTTTCCCTTGTAATCATATTTCCCGTTATTCTTCTTCACCACGGAATCGCGAACCTTCACACCTGGGCGGTCGCTAAGTTTCAAATGACAACCTGTTTTCCTCATGGATTCGGCATCGCTGACGCTGGGGTGCCACTTTTCCCCACGCTCAGCAAGGTTCGATCGCTTATTGTGCCTGCCCGTAACACCCGGACGCCGAGTGCCGCCAGATGGTTCAACAGAACTTCGAATGTTCGACCGCGGGCCGAAGTAACCCCGATCAACAACCGACACGTTCATCGTGCAATTTTCATTTATGAGATCAACCCAATCAGTCGGGAAGGCCTCGCATGCCCCATTCACAACCTGCTTCATTTCCGGTGTGGTGCCAGAAGAATAATTCAATTTGCCACCCACTGACCGGACACGACCAGTCGTTTCAATAAGTGCTTCCGCATAGGCGTCGGAGTAGTTACCTATCAATCCGAAACGGCCCTGCTCATTAGCATAGGCTGTCCCATTCATTTTCTGGGTAAGTTCCTTAAACTCCTCCCTCAACTCGTTGAACTTGGGGTGGCCATAAGAGAGGCCATCCATTTCCTTTTCGATTGCGACGAGGCGTTTGTTTGCCTTGTCGATTTCCTTCTGCAACTTCTTGACCTTGGGATGACTTTTAATTTCCTTGTCCATTAACTTGCCAACCTTCTTCGCATGTGCCGCCGAAGTAATTCCCTCGTCCCCAACCGCCGCCCATATTTCCTGAACGAACGGGTCGCTTGCATCCACCCCAGCCACATCCATTCCCGTCGGCCCAGCGTCAGCCTTCGCCTTCGTGGGTGCCTTCGTGGGCGTTGTTGTCGGTGCGCCGGCAGGGGTTGGTTGCGCCGGAACGCCAGCACCTGGCTTACTGACCTGCCCTGGCTTGGCACGTTTGGACAGCACCCACTTCTGTTGAGTTTGCGTAAGTTCGGCAGGCGCCCCACGGGTTCCAATTTTCCCAGCACGAAGCTGCGCCCGGATGGTCGAATCCGCCATCTCTATTCCCGCATCGCCCAGCACAGCCTTCGCCTCAGCGAAGGTCAAATCTTGTGTCCCCATCCACCTCACGATTCCGGTTTTCGCTTGGGTGAACTCTGGGACAGCACCTGACCGCAAGAACTTCAACGCCGCCCCCTGTTCCTCGGTCAATGCGGCAATCGCTCCCCGTGTCCCTTTGATCCCTGCGTTGAGTTGGGTTTTGATTGTGGCCTTGGCGACGTTGGTTCCTGTTGCCTCCATCACTGCTGCCGCTTCTTCAACCGTGAACCCCTCTGTCCCCATCCAACGAAGGACAGCCGTGGGATTGTGCTCCCATAATCCAGCCGCCGGTGCGAAGGCAATGTCAGCAGCCGCCGCCTCACCAGCCGTACCAGCAAGAGCCCGTTGCGCTACTTGTTTTCCAAGTATGCTCTTGGCGTCAAAACCTGGTGTCTTGGTTCTGGACTTGGCGATTGTCTTGTCTGCCCCTGCCCACCCCTTCTGCCCCTTGGCCGATTTGTTGATGGAGGATTTGATCTGGGTTTGCGTGGTCTTCCTGCCGGCAGCTTTCTCACCCACCATCGCCGGCAACCAAGCACAACGGCAGTTCGGATGACGTGGCAGCAACCCTCGGGCCTCCTTCACCGTCAGCACCACGCCCAGCAAATCATTGCACAAGTCGCAGACCCGATCGTCGCCGGCAGTCGACCATTCGGCCATGACCCCAACTTCTTCCACGTTCAACATATCGAATGAATCAAGTTGGCCCTCGGCATACGAGTTAATGATTTCAGTCCGCGCTATCACAAGCGACCGCTTGGCGCCCAACTCTGTCACCGTGTTGTTGAGGTTCCTAGCAATTTCCCGCGGCCCCAATCCATGCGCTAATCCGTCTGCCAGCGTCCGGCTCATCTGTTGTTCCATCGCAGCCGACACGCCCTTCAGTTGTTGGAACGCCCGTGTCCCAAGCAGCTGAAGTTGACGGGTTCCTATCGGCCCACTAAAAGCGGACTCGAGGAACTGGGACTGGGCGCCCTGTCCAAACGGCCCAGCCTGGCCGGCAAGTCCTTTCGTATCGTTGTAGCCACGCACCACGCCCTTCTTGTAAGCACTCTCAACATAAGGGGAAGTCCACGGCGCATCCTCGAAACCTGGTGCCACTTGCAGCAGCCCCGCGTCCACCTGTTCCTTGAACCATATCTGATATGCGGTTAATTGTCTGGACGGTGACGCCGCAGTGAAAATGGCACTCGGGTCGGCCAGGAAATCAGCGGGAGGAATGGCAAGGGTTGCATCAAGTCCGGTGTCTGGTAGCCCGTAAGAACTGAACCGGAAGGGGGCGTTGGCGGTAAACGGATTGCCGCCCGTGTTGCCCTTGAGTTGGAAGACATCCAATTCAATCACGATGTAAGTGATGGCGCGGCGAAGTGCGAGCAACCTTCTCTTCATATCCGCCATGAACTTCTTGCGCAACATGGTGGTGCGCGTGGGATCACGTTGAAGTGGATTGCCCCTCGCCGTTGCTGGGTACTCTCGTGGCGCCCGAGCGAACTCGCGGTTATGCGTGAGGCCTGGTTTAAGATATGTCGTCGTCATAATCCTTCAACACGTTCAACGCTACCTGTTTAAGTTCCCTGATCAATTGTGACGCCCGAAAGTCGTAGGCAATAAGGGGGTCGGGTTCATGTTTAGCAATCAAGGATAATGCCGACAGAAGGTTGTTGCGTTCCCTGCTCAGTTTCAATATCTCCGCTGTGAGAACACCATTATCTTGACACCCGTAGAATGGGCGGGACTCGTCATGGCCAACCGCGGTGCAACCAATCAGGTTCCCACATTCCACGCACATCCCCCTTTGAGTTTCCTGGTGAGTTAAACAAACGGGACAAGCAAATCTTGTCCGATGAATGCCCATGCTGGTTCCTATGCGAAAAGGCCCGTGGTGCGTGTGACCCAGCCATCAATGGCAGTGGAACCGCCGGCAGAGGCAATCGTTAAACGAACTTCACAACTGCGCAAGTCAAAATTGACCACGCCCGCCTCTGTTACGGATGCGTCCCCACCAACGTCAATCCAAGTGACCGCGCCGTCGGGGCTCATCTGAAGTTTCACCGTGCAATCATCGAACGTCCCAGCGACCGCCATCTGGCCAACCCCACCTGGCCAATCCAAGGTCGAGGAGGAACCACTCGCAGCTGCTGTTAGGACTTTGACTAAACTCTTGTCTGCCATTTCTCTCTCCTTTAGTATTGGATGGTCAGCAAGGCAGACACGCCCGCCGAATCATCAAAAGTTTTGAACTCGTAATCTTCCTCGGTGGCGATATCCTCGTAATGCAGCCGCAACGTCAAGTCATTGCCCGAAGCCCAACCACCCCGATTCACAATTTCCTGAATCACCGTTTTAATATCTGGGCTGACCTCCACGTCGGAAGTTGCCCAAGACGCTGCACCTCGCCACACCACGCTCGCCCCGGTATTTGCTGCGTCATTCGCCGCCGTCAAATTGGCATAGGCAACTGAGTCGTCTACGTCCTCCCCCTTCATTCTCATGTTGAATGCAGTGGAGGCAGCAGCGCCAACCACCAGCGTCAACGTCGCCGTTGAAATTGTGGTGGCGTTTGGAACCGTAACATTCTGGAAGCGGAAGAACGAATGGATGGGCGTGAACATCATGAATTCATATCCGACCCGAGCGGTGGTGGCACTGTTGTGGAAGCTCTGTCCAACAACCCAATAGCCATCATCCGCACTGGCCACAATCCGGGATGACCACGTCGTGATGCCGCCCCCTCCTGGGCCTGTGATAACGGAGGCAGGTGACTTGCCTGCTGCACTGGCTGGGCTGCTTGTGACTTTATTCATCGTCCTCCTCCTCCTCGTCTTCGTCCTCGTCCTCCTCATCCTCTGGGAGTGGGATGGGTGGTGGAACGGGTTCGCCTGGTAATGGTTCACCTGGTAATGGTTCACCTGGGAGTGGTGGCACAGGCATTTCCACATCCTCCTCCTCAAGTTCCAACTCGTCCGCCTGTTCGTCCGCTGCCTCAATAATGGCCTCCGCCTGTTCGGCCGGCATGCCCATTATGATCGTGAAGAATTCCATCGGTGGAACAAGCGTATCCACGCCAGCCTGAACATACTTGGCAATCGCCTCAACCACCTTGGCCGCGACAATGGCCTTGTCCTCGTCTGACGGGGAGGCAAGGTCTTCCCACTCCACGAAGTATTCTTCGACCTCGGGTAGAATGCCGAACGTGATGAGCCTGTCTATGAACGGGCGAACCACCAACGGCCCGACATACTTGTGCTGGCGGTGGGCCAGCCTTGTGTTCCAAGTATGTTTGTCCTGGGAACTGGCGAGCTGTGCCTGCTCACTACCAACAAAGATTCGCCAAGGAATGGACAGCGTGATTGCTATCGCTTTGATCTGGCTGTTGATGTGAGCCTCGGGATTTGCGACTTGAGGGGCAAGGGACTTAGCTGACACTCCGGCGAGGGCGAGGTAGCGTTGAAGCCCGTTCGAGTATGCATCGAACTCTGTACGCAGCGCAGCTGCGTCCAATTCCACGTCCCCCAAGTCCGGGTTCACCTCGAAGGCAATCCCTGGGAACGCCCCCTTCCAAAACATCTCAGCCGAGCCACCCAACAACTTCCGCAGGTCGTAGAGGCGATTGTAAACTGGGCGCATTCTGGGGACACCGAATATCTCACTCGACTTGCGGTTGTCCGCTAGGTGGAGGCACCGTGTCCAGTGAACCGTCTTTTGTGTTCCCGTGGGGGAGGTGAGGCCGACGGTGTCCTCGTTGCGAGGGTCGGCGAAGGTGACGTTGTAGGTTAAGGGCTGGCCGAACCTGGGATTGCCCTCGTCCGTTTCGAACGTGGCAACCTCGACCAACGACTCATCAAATACGCGGCAGTAAAGCAGCTCGTGTTGGGCGTTGCCCACCTTCTCCCCTGTCTCGCTAATGCCCTCAACGGGTTGCCCCATGTCCTGCCCATCGCCTATGCCAAGCAACAGAATTCCGAAGGCACCAATGCCCGACATCTCATCGGCCCTGGCTAGGAAGTGGAAGAGGTTCATTTCCTTTTGAAGCAGTTCCCATGTCTCCTCGAACTCGGTTAAATCCGCATCTTCGTTTTCGCGGACATGGGGGTCAGACGCCCAGCACTCGGTCGGCATCATGGCCACCACCCGCTGGGCGATACCCTCACGGTCGTAGAGGTAGCGATATTGCTGGGCGCTTATTTCCTTTGGATAACCGCACTCGTCGTCTATGTCCCGGCGTGGGTCGAGTAGCTTGGTCAGGAACTGCGACCGCATCAACGAGTCGGTAGCGTTCATCACACCACGGACGTTGAGCGTTGGTTTCCCATTCCCCTTCGATGTATCTGTTGGCATGGTTACATCCCCTTCTTCTTGCTGGCCCTGGACTTCGGCATAACAACTCGTTGCCCTGTCTTCTTGGCATGGGCTCGTGCTGCCCGCTCCCCCTTGGCAGTATAGGGGAAGTGCTTGTTTCCAACCTTCGGCATGTTACGGCCCTCCCATTAGATGGATAGACTTGAATGGTAACATCTCCGCCTCAAAATAACCATCTCCTCCTGCCTCCCTGGTTATGTCCTGATAATGTCGAACGCCAACCCCCTTCCAATGGCGTCGTGGCTGCCCCGAAAATACAACCGCATCCACGCAGCCCCTTGTGGCTTCGGTGGCCTTCCACTCTCAACATGCCACCCCTCGAAACCTGTTCCCATCTCCTCCTTGTAAGTGGGTAGGCAGACGTGCAGTTGCCGGTCGTGATATATCTCGCGACGCCCCACTCGCATCCGCATCAGCTCGACTTGCCAGTGCTCGTGAACGTGTCCCGAAACAACGAGGTCGGCATCGGGCAGATAAACGGCCCTTCGGTTGGTCTGGATAACACCGCGAGTCACAGGCCCACCGCCGCCGTATCCATGGCTGTAATGGCAGGTCAGTATCCGCCCTGGAGTGCGCCCGTCCTGGCGAACCCGGATGCGAAAGAAGCCCGAATAACCACCGTTGAAAATGGTGTGACCTGTCTTGTATTTCATGGTCGAACAGAACCGCTCGATCAGGCATGTCTCGTGGTGCTTCAGAATTGCGGCCTCGTGGTTGCCCCTTGCGACAATGGGCATGATGCTGGCATACGGTTCGAAGAACTCGGCCGCTGTCCCCACCAACGCATCCAAGTAATCAGGCACCTGGTGCTCTGGGCGCAGGTCTGCCTTGCTACTTCTTTTGTCCCACTTCCCCTGCATGGCGCAGAAGAAATCGCCGCAGTCGATTACGGCCGCACCACGCCTAAGTGCTTCGTCCATGTGCTCCTTCTGGAGTTCCCAGTTGGAGTGCGGGTTGTCCCAATGGCGGTCACTGGTCAGCAGTATCCACTCCTCCCACTTGGACAGCTTGCCTGTGATGTCGTATGTGATATCGAACAGGTTCTTCCCTGTCCGTTTAATGTTGAACCGTGGTTCCCGTTGCTTGGTACCTGGCATGCGTGTTCACCTTATATGCTCTCGTCGCCATCCCATGTTTCTTCGTCATCCATCTGAAGTTCCATGATTTCGAATCGCTTGTGTTCCACCATCCAGCAGAACCAAGAAACACCATCGACCGACGAGATCAGAACAACGTGCAATGGCTCACGTGTTTCAGAGTTAATACATCGCATAGCAACCGGATAGTCCGGGTCACTAAAGAATGGGTCTTCGTAAACGTAGGCGGGGAAGTCGGTGTCCATGTCCACGTTGTCCACCACCCTCGCGAGCTGTTCGTAATGGTCGGGAATGTCACCTATGGGCTGCTGGTGATGTGGCCCTGTTTCGTATCTCATAGGGCGCCCACCTTCTTCCGTATAGTGGCGATCATGTTGAACGCCCCACTGGCCGCGTCCACTTGATCCTTGTAAGTCGAGGCAGGGAAGAAGCGAAGTTCCTCAAGGAAGGGGGCATTCCAATCAGCCTTCTTCACTGATACATTGTGTCCGTTTACCTGGCTGCTAAAGGGGTCAGCTCGCCATTCCTTGGCTCCAGTGGGACGGTCTATTCGTAGGCGGTAGCCAGCCAGCCGGCGGACTGTTGACTCGGCCGATTCCTTGCCACCACTCCCTGGTTCCTGCTCCAGTCCAATGAGCACCTTCTTACCATCCATTTCCGCTGTCTGTTCTATCACCCTTTCACGCTCGCTGCTGTCCCACTGGCCTCGCACAATATCGAGCACCCAATAACGGTCAGCAATGTCCACCCCCAACAACGCCCCCACCGTATAAGCACCACCCCCTGCTGTCCCTGCCTTGTCCCAATACCGTATCCGCTTGCGCAGTCGTGAAGTGTCTGGTGCTTCGTCTATGTCTATCCGCTCGGTCTTAAACATGGCCCCTCCAAGGGGGACAGGGTGTTGACCATACTGGCCTGAATAACCGAACTCCCCGAGCTGGGCGCGGGCCTCGGTTAAGACTTCCCTGGGCATGCGTGTCGCATCCATCAGGCCATCCTGGTATCGGCGGCGGAGGAACCTTGGCTTCACCTCGTATCCCTCGTGCATATCTGCCGGCAGGCAGACGTGCTTTATCTTGCCCCCTGCCACCCCCTTGGACATACGGTTCCCCGTGGGGTCGTTCTGGTGGAGGCGCTGCATGATCAGGATCATGGGGGTAATGTCTTTCTGGACTTTACGGCTGGGCAGGGTTTCGTTCATCCATTCGTTGGCGTTCTTGATCTCGGCATCGGACAGTACCTTCTGCGGATCAATGGGGTCGTCGATAATTAGGAAGTGGCCATGAAACCCGACTGGTGACTTGCCCCCCACCGTTACACTCTTGCGCATCCCGCCGAGCGTATTGGCGAAGTAGCCTTTCGTGTTCTGGTCTTCCCTGAGCTGGATGTGGGGCCAGCAGTCGCGGTAGGACGGTTTCCCATCGTGGCGGGATGTCTCTTGCAGTATGTCTCGGCACCTACGGGACAAGTCCATCCCAAGGTCGAAGGCATGGCTGCCACAGATGTGGCGGGCGGTGGGCATACGTGTCCACGTCCAAGCAGGGAAGGCAACCGAGGCAATGGTGCTCTTCGTACTCCCTGGTGAAATGTTTACGATCAGGTCGTAGCGTTTGGGCTGGTTATCGAACACCCGTTCCGCCATGGATTGGAGTTGGTTGCACATATATTCGATGTGCCAATTCCAGACAGGGGTTTCAGGGATTATCACATCCCAGAATTCCTTGAGGAACTCGTAAAACGACTCCTCACAAATACTGCGAACCAAATCTACCTCACGAAATCCTGGCTCGTTCCCCGACTGTCTGTTCAAGGTCTTTTCTCCCGTTGTTATTTTCCAACGCTAACTTCCTTGTCCTCATAGCCTGGAGGATTGCCGTTCGTGTTTCTAAGGGCAGCTCTAGGTCACTGATTGGGATCAAGGCATGGGCATGGTTGTGCTCGATGTGACCTTGGATATTCACGTCAAGCTTATCGTTGTATCCACGATCACGGTTCACCGTCTTATTCACGAAAATTGTTGCGCTGCTATCTCCCCTTGCTACCAACCCAACCAAGGCTGACTCGAAATAGTTCTTTTTGTGGTAATCCATTTCGTCCATTAACTCCTGAAAGTCAGGTTCGGACGTAACCCAACTCTCAAACGTCTTGCGGGAAATGTTTACCATGGAACAGGCACGGCTGACGTTGAAATTGGATGTGACCAAGGCATGAAGGAACAGATGTTGCCTGGCCCGCTTACCTTGTTTGACTAGCATAGCCTCGATGCGGGCAATCCCGTTTTCCTCTGCCTCCACCGCCTCGATTTCTTTGTACAACTGGGCAAGGTTTGGCGGCAGCTTCTGGAAAATGTATTCATGGAACGTGGCTGTGGCGCTCGCTCCACCACCGACTGCCCGACCTCTTGCGATAGCATCACGCAATGCGGGTTTGTTGGTCTTCCATTTCCTTAGAGTAGCAGAGCTCACCCCCAGCGAGGTAGCAATTTTCTGCTCGGACATTCCCCCTCGTGCCAACTCGTAGGAGGTGACGTAGAACTCATCTTTCCAGACACTCTTGGGCATGGTTTGCTCCCTCCCGCTATTGCGTACATGAAACAAATATAACACAGCGAGCGCTTTCACTCCACGTTGGATGGACCTGGCTATGGGATGGGGGAAAGGATTGGCGTTCGTTGGTTGACCGGCAACCTTTTCCGTGCCTCCACTTCGCAGTCGAAATTGGCCTTGGTGAAACGGTAGGAAGTTGCCCTCACCGTTCGAAACACGTCGTCCGCGTCATCATAGAAAATCAATATCCACTCCCGTTTCACATGGGAGAACCGGACGTTCCCCATTTCCAGCATGCGCCAGTTTCCAATGAAATGATCCCACTCACGTTCCCCGCTTACCTGGTCAAACTTGTTCCGGTAGTCATACAGAATCACTTGCGTGAAACGGCGGACAGTCCAAGTCGGATCAAATACCTGGTTGACTTCAATTACGTCACACCTGTCTTCGATTACCGGCTGGAGCGTATCCACATCAACAAACACCGAAAGGACAAGACCAAGCAGCTTCCCACCCACCCATTTCATGTCCACCTATATCGGCCCCCCATAAAGTTGCTGAATCCTCTGGATGTCGTCTGCCCTGGGCGCCAGTGCGTTGTTGATATACGGAAACATCAACGCCTCTGGGTCGCGTGAATGGTTCAACCCCAGCAAGTGGCCAATCTCGTGACACGCCACCGACCGAAGGACAACACCAAACTCATCCGTCCCTGGGAGTATCCAATTTTCTGCCAAATCAAATTTCGTTAGCAGCACCCCATCATAATTCTTGGATGGGGGTAACTGCGCCCAAGCCAGTGTCCTACCAACCCGACCGAACCCTTGCCGGCGGTTGTTGCCCACGGCAATGATGATATCAAATTCACCAGTCACACCCACTTGCTCAAACGTCAGTGGTGTTACCTCCGACCAAGCGTCAAATGCCAATCGAAATTCCTTGTCCCAGACCTCCCGGGTCATGTCGTACAAATCCCGCCCAGCCATGTGATACCTCAAATGCCGCCGAGCCCAATACGCCCGCTGCCGAGCAGCCAAAGCAGGAACAGTTTCGACATCACAATATGGACACGGGCGCCACTTGAACAGGCCACCATCGACATCACTCGCCGGCACCAACCCCATCCCCACCAGAGCAGCCGCACTCAAGTTGATGAATGTTCTTCTTGTTACCATTTCTCTCCTCCTTCCATTTGTGATTCGATATCTCTATCACAAATTGGGAACCTGGCTTAGAGCTTAATCACTGAGCGTGATGTTGTGGTCGTCCGGTTCCGACGGGCGCCCAAGCTCCTCACGAATCACCTGCCGAGAAATACGTTCCATCTCGGCTGGAGCCATATCGAAAAACATCTGCATCATCATTTGCGTCTCAGACGACTGCTGATAGCTATGAAGCAGACCGCGCTTGTACTTGTCCAGTTCCTTCATTATCCGGAACTGGCTAACACCCAGCACGACCACCGCCGCGACGAGGAGCGCCACCGAAAGCATCTTGAGAATTTTCATTGTTGTTCCTTCCCTGGTTCCCGTATCCCTTTAATCTCCAATGATGGTAATTTGATATTCTAGGGTGTCGTCGCCGCCGGTGTTGACGACTTTCAATTTGTCGCCTGTTGAGTTAGTAACCACAAACCCAGCCGCCGACGGGTTCCACATCGTGACAGCCCCACCTGGGCCGATTTTGATTGTGTCCGATGAATGCCCGGCCCACGTTGCCCATGCGTTCGTGGCCCCACCGATTTCCAAGATGTTGTTCACCTTCGATGATTCATTGCGGTTAATAATGCAGAACGACCGAACGGTGGTGAAGTTAATCGTCGCGCCGAACACGTCCACCAGCCCGCCATATAAATCAAATTCCTCAGTAGCACTTGCTGGCAACCTTCGGATATCGTGGTAGGACAACCGGCAGGTATCCTCGTTCTCCGCCGGCGCGTCCGTCCCGTCCTCCAACGTACTCCGCAGGCTAGCTTTATTTGAATCAATAATCTTGGGGGCGCTGACTGGATCAATGGCGCTGTCTGGCTGGTCAGTGTGCGTCCACTTTACATCCAAGATCAATTCGGCCTTCAACTCTTTGGCCATTGGGTGGCTCCTTGTGTTGGGGGAATGGTTTGTCCTCCCATTATAACACCACCCCACTTCCCAACCAATTTCAATTCGGATACGAAAATAAGGGGGCAAACGAAAACCCAAGAAAATCAAGGGAAAAGGGATAGACGTGGTTTTAGACAGCCGATATATTACATGGACAAGGACACCAACTTCAACCAAGGAAACCAAGACGATGACCACAACCAAACATGATGAGATTTTCCGCCCTTTCAAATTCAACATCCTAAATCACCTGGTTAACTTCAATGCTTTCAGGGCAACTGTAATCCGCAACGCTGACGGGCCGTGGGATGGCCTCGGCGTGTTCGACAGCGAGGCAGTGGCCGTGCTTGTCTACGGTGAGGGCTGGACGATCGAGGAAAACGTGGACAGCTATTACCTCGTCCTGCACTCCGAGGATTACCTTGCCGACAAGACCATCGAAGGGCTGGCAAGACTTGAAGCAATCCTCTACGAGTTCATGCTGCTGGAAACCGAGGAGTAGGTCGAAACCCCTTCGGGGGTCGTCCGGTTGTTCCGGGCCTGATGAGACCATCAGCACTTAACCACTTTTCGGGAGACCACAATGATCGACAGAGTTTACATCACGAGCGTCAAGTTGCGAATTGAAGCGGCCCTGCGAACCATCGAAGAGGCCACTGGAATGAAGTTTGAAATGGGGAGTGTCAGTTACACGGACAACACCGCCACCTTCAAAGTCGTGGGTAGCGAAGTGTCCGAGGACGGGGAAGTCTTTTCCCAAGAGGCCGAGGACTTCAAGCGGCATGCAGCCAGCTACGGACTGCAGCCGTCAGACCTTGGCAAGGAGTTCAACAGCCGTGGGAACCTGTTCGTCATCACGGGACTGAAGTCGCGTCGACGCAAGTACCCCATCTCTGCCACGGAAGTCCGCTCCGGCAAGGCTTTCAAGTTCGGTGCCGATTCGATTGCTGCCAAGCTGGCACTGATCAACGGCGCATAGGTGTTCGCCACCACCCCCTCGCCCACAAGCGGGCGAGGGGAGATTGATGCACACCAACACCAACCTCAACCAAGGAGACCAGACCATGAAAGCGAACCCAGAATTTTCCAAGGAATCAAACGAGTTGGCAATCCTGGCCGACCAAGAATGCGTCACAATTGAGTCGGTAGCCGAGCGAATGAACCTGAGCGAGAAACACGTCCACGATGCCCAGCGCATCTGGAAGCAGTGGCGTGCCGACCTGACGGTCGCCATGGCCAAGCGTGGGGTTCACCTAGTTGATGGAAATCAACTTTCGTACGATGTGGAGACCCTGTCCCTGCCGGCAGACATCGTTGCCCGAATGGGCAAGAAGAAGGGCAGCGGAACCAAACCTGTCCGAGCCAAGGCGTTCGGATATAGTGTCTGCGCCGTCCTTCGTTGGATGGGAGCAAACGGGTGGGCCGACCGAGTTGAAGACGCCACCATTGCCATCTGTACCGTTTCCGAAAATTACAAAATCAGTGACGTCACAATCAAGCTTCAGCTCAAGGCTGGGGCGCGCATGGTAAGCGACCACGATTGGGACACGATGAAGATGGGCAAGGTCGCGCCCCTGACCGAGGCAGAGGGGAGGGCATTGGAACGGGCCTCCGAATAATTTCAAATCTTTGTTCCGAGTATATTGTAGACCAACAAACTTTGACCATTTCACTTCAAGGAGAATCTGATGATTACTGTTTACGGAGCCAACACGTCCCTCGCCGACCTGAACCGCATCCCCCTGCAGCGCCCAGCCAAGGCCGGCGCGTACTGGCAAGGGATACCGCATGGTGCATTAGCATCGGCACTGGTTGATGAAATCGGAACCCGTGGTTGGGTTATCAAGGGCCAGCGCTTTGCTGTGTCCAAGGACAAGGCAGACCTCGCCGGGGCGTTCACTTTGGACATCAAGGGACTGGACGCGCCGGAGGGGCAGGAGTTGTCCCTTGGGTTCCTCACCTCCAACATGATGCGGCGCTCGTTGCTGCTGGTTGTGGGAACCAACGTCGTCGTCTGTAACAACGGGATGGCAACAGGCGAGATCGTCATGCAGCGGAAGCATACTCATGGCTTTCAGCTGTTCGGGGAAATTGAAGCAGCCCTTGACCAGTATGTCGCCAAGGCACGCGGCATCAACGAGGTGGTGGAAGACCTCCGCAACAACAAACTTCGTCCAGCTCAGGCTGACGAGATTTTGATGGAAGCGGGCCGAAACCGACTCATGCCTTGGTCGCGAATTGGTGCTGTGGACAAAGAGTACCGCAACCCCACCTTCGCCGAGCACGGACGTGACACAAGTTGGGCGCTGCTCAATGCGTTCACGCACACCGTGAAGCGCAACCCGCCCATCGAGCAGATGAACCAGATGAATCGGTTCAGGGCATTGCTCCCAAACGCGAGGGACTGTTTCTCCGCTAACTAAAACCTGGCCGGCGCCCTCCCGGGGACATCCCTCGGGAGGGTTCCTTTTTATACTGCTGTCCAACATTTGTTGGACGTGGTAAAATACCAATTCACGAAGCGCCACTTCAAATGGAGACCAAAGCCATGAAGGCAAAGACCATGCGCCGCGATGCACTTGCGGAAACATACGCTGACGTGCAACTGCTCATTCACAAAACCTGCCACGACTTTCAGAAACAGTATGGCGGGGACTACCAGGATTTGTTCTCTTACGCCCAAGAAATCTTCATCGCCGCTTACGATCGATACACCGAAGGCAAGGGCATGAAGTTCACCACTTGGGTGAGGCAACTTATCTGGTGGAAGCTGAAGGATGAAGTGCGCGTGCGACAGCAGCACCTCGTCCTGCTACCACGGGAGGACGTGGGTGTCTTGGAGGCGGCAACCGCCCCCATCCAAGTTGAGTTCGACCTCGAGGACTTCTGCGCTGTTCGGGAACTAAGTAAAGGCGCCCGGCTGATCGTCAAGCTCGTCGCCACCCGGAGAGATGTTCCGGACAGTTGCCGTGATGGGAAAGCAGCCCTGAAGGAAATCCTGGCGACCGAGTATAAGTGGACACCGGAAGAAACCAAGGCGTGTTTCGCCGAAATAATTACCATCCTGAAGGAGGTGGCATGACCAAACTTTATCGCTACCAGAAGAGAGGCGTGCTACAACTGGAGAAGCTCGGTGGCCGTGTCCTGCTGGCAGATGAAATGGGACTGGGCAAGACCATCCAAGCCCTCTACTATTTCAAACGCAATAAGATGTCGCCCGTTGTGGTCATCTGCCCTGCCTCGCTCAAGTACAACTGGGCAAGGGAAGCGGCAGTCCACATCAAGGAGCGAGCCGAAATCCTGGAGGGAACCAAGCCGCCGAAGAAAAAGGTCTTCAAGCAAAACCCCTTCGTGATTATCAATTACGAAATCCTCGGCCCTTGGTTGGAATACCTGGTGGACTTGGAACCCAAGTTGGTAATCTTGGACGAGTGCCAGTACATCAAAAACAGGCAGGCCAAGCGGACACGCTACGTGAAGCAACTGTGCAAGTCAGTGCCTCACGTGTTGGCGTTGTCTGGGACACCTCTTACCAACCGCCCCGCCGAGTTATGGACAACTCTAAACATCATCCGCCCGGACTTGTTCAAGTCGTTCATGAGTTACGCCCTTGAGTATTGTGCCGCCCAGCGGAAACCGTGGGGCTGGGAATACAAGGGCGCTCGGAACCTACCCGAACTCCATGAAATCCTCATCACGAATTGTATGGTGCGCCGGCGGAAGGTGGACGTGTTGAAAGACCTGCCGGCGAAGGCAAGGCACGCGGTTCCTGTCCCCTTGGAAAACCGAAAGGAATACGACGAGGCCGAGGAGGACTTGATCTTGTGGCTGTCCAAGTATTCCAAACAGAAGGCGACCTCTGCTGCCCGCGCCCAGCGGCTAGTCAAAATGGGATACTTGAAACGCCTCGCGGCCGAACTAAAACTCAAAGCGGTGATGGATTGGATAGACACGTTTCTGGAAGAAACAGATGACAAGCTTGTGGTGTTCGCCATCCACAAAAACATCATTCAGCAACTGAAGGAACGCTATCCGGGTTGCGTGACTGTGACTGGGCAGGTGACGGGGAAAAAGCGGCAACGCTCCGTCGACAAATTCCAACGCCACAAGGGAACACGCCTGTTCATTGGGAACCTCCAAGCGGCAGGCATAGGACTGACCCTCACCGCTGCCTCCACCGTCCTGTTCGCGGAACTTGGGTGGACACCCGGAGAGCATATTCAGGGCGAAGACCGCATCCACCGGATTGGGCAGCAGTACAAGTCGACGTGCTATTACTTGATCGGCGTGAACACCATTGAGGAAAGGTTGTCCCGAATCATCCAAGAGAAACAGGCCGTTCTATCCGCAACCCTAGATGGAGGCACCATTGATGAGCAGCTCAATATCTTCGATCAACTTCAGGAGGAACTTACACGTGAAACCAGTTAAGCCACCCGCCACCGTATTCCTACGGAACATCCCAAGGGGAGTGAAAGACCAGTTCAAAGCCTACTGCGCCAGACGTGGTATCACCATGACGGACAAGGTTGTGGAACTGATGCGGGAAGCCATCAAAAAGGACAACCAACTTGAATCTAGATAACTTGCTCCTGTCCCTGGGAGTTAAGTTCTTAAAAGAGGGACACCACCACTGCCGCCCGGGCTGGCTCCAAACTGATTGTCCGTTCTGTGGGCGGGACACGAACCGCTTCCATCTTGGGTGGAACCTGAACCTTCACTATGTCAACTGCTGGCAATGTGGTTCCCACCGCGTCGTGGACACGTTGGTTGAAATGACCGGCAAGACCCACGCCGCCATCCGTGAGCTAACACAAGGGCTCAACAGCACCACCATCCAAACCACCATCGAGAGACGTGGTTCCCTAGTGTTACCGACGGGAGTCGGCAAGTTGCTGCCAGCGCACATCAACTACTTGAAATGGCGTGGTCTGGATTTCAAATCCCTGTCACGATTATGGGGTGTCCGGGGAATCGGATTACATGCACGCCTCCCGTGGAGGTTGTTCATTCCAATTCATTACCGTGGGCGAGTTGTTTCGTGGACAACCCGTTCCATTTCGGACAGGGGCGTTCGGTACTTATCAGCGCCAGCAGACCACGAGGAAATCAATCACAAGAAATTACTTTATGGAGAAGACTTCTGCCGGCATGCGGTGATCGTACACGAGGGGCCGTTCGATACTTGGCGGACTGGCCCGGGAGCGGTGGCAACATGCGGGACAGGGTTCTCCAAGGCTCAAGTCTTAAAGATTAGCAAGTACCCTGTGCGAGTGATATGTTTTGACAACGAAACCCAAGCCCAGAAAAGAGCAGAGCAACTCTGTGATCTAATAGAACCGTTCCCGGGTGAAACCTACAACGTGACACTCGTGGCGAAGGACGCGGCCGAGGCCAGTGAAATGGAAATCCAAGAGCTGAGGAGGTTCCTGGAATGAACCCGAAATTCAGAGGGATTTGGATACCAGCGACAGTCTGGTTCATGTTCCTGAACAAGGAAATTGGAGCCACGGAACTTCACTTGCTGGCGACGATCGATTCCCTGGTCACACCAGAAAAGGGCTGCTATGCGTCCAACAAATACCTCGGAGAAATCCTTGGGGTTCGACCGGATTACATCGCCCGATTGATCAGTAAACTGAAACACAAAGACCTCATCAAACAAGTCAAGTTCGACGGGCGCCGGCGGTACTTGGAAACCGTCTGGAGTCGGGTAGAGTTGGACAGGTTGTCCTCGGCTGAGTTGGAGGACAATCCACCTCCCCCTTCCCCCTTGGGGAAGGTTAAGAACAAAGCACATCCCGCTGGCGGGTTTGGATTTGAGCCAGAGGAAGAAGAAACAACTCACCATGCACCATTCGACAAAGCGGCAGCGCTTCAACTTCAAACAACCTTGCCACCCAACAAACAGAAACAACGTCTGCCCAAAACCTGGCCCAATCACTTCCGACTATTACGAACGGCAGACAACATCCCCAAGGAAATGATTGAAGCTGCCTTGGATTGGTACTGCGAAAACTACCGTGACCAATGGACACCGAAATGCTACACGGCCAAAATCTTCCGTGACAAGTTTGACAGGGTGGTTGCGGCAATGAAACGTGGGCAACGGGACAACCCCCAGATCACCGTCACCCCTGAAGCAGAAAAGGTTGTGGAGAGGTTGTTGATGGCGCATTGGCCGAAGGGGGCAGGGCAACAACTGCCAGCGTTTGTCCAAGTCTCATTGGATGGATACGGGTGGTTCCGTGATCAAGTTATACAGCAGGCAGAACTGATCGATCCCAACACGGCCAGCGAACCACAAGAAAGGATGCGGCTGACACGGCATCGGAACCTGCTGCGGCACCTGGTGGACGTGTTGCCGGCGCCCAGCCACTTCGTAGAGACGTGGTTCAGCAACATCTGGAAGCGGGTGAACAACTGGGAAGCGTGGAGTGGCAACTTGGCGCCGTTGAGCTTCGATGTTGATTCTTCAGAATTTGAAAAGTACATCGCGGGCCTGATCGTTAATTATGGGCAGGATGCAATGGAAGCAAATAAACTCCTGACAGGGATGGACTATGAAGGTAGCAAAGCGTGACGGGTCAAACGAACGCCGAATCCTCACCGGCATGATTGTGGACAAGCAGGTTCTCGCCCGCATAGCAACCAAGTGGGAAGGCGACTTGTTCCGTTCCCAATGGGGCAACCTCATTGGCGGGTGGTGCGTTGACTTCTTCAACGAGTACGAGGACGCCCCCGGGAAAGAAATCGAAGGGCTGTTTGAGGCATGGGCCAGCACCAACCGCGACGAAGACACCGTCAAGATTGTGGAGCGGTTCCTAGGTGGCCTGTCCGAGGAACATGAACACCTCAGCAAAGAATCGAATAGCAACTACGTGATTGATTTAGCGTCCAAGTATTTCAACCAAGTAAAACTCAAACGCCTTGCCGACTCGATCAGCGGGGACGTTACTGCCGGCAACTTGGACAGCGCCCTGAAGCGGGTCAGTACCTATGGTCAAGTTGAGATGGGAGTGGGCGCGGGGATTGATCCCCTGTCCGACGAGGGGGCCATCCGTGAGGCGTTCGAGGAACAACTGGAACCCCTTATCAAATATCCTGGTGCCTTGGGAAGGTTCTTTGGCGCCGCCTTACAACGTGACGCATTCATCTCATTCATGGGGGCAGAAAAACGAGGCAAGACGTGGTGGCTGTTGGACGTGGCTTGGAGGGCAATGACCCAGCGCAGGAAAGTTGCCTTCTTTGAAGTGGGGGACATGAGCCAGAACCAAATCATGCGGCGCCTGATGGTGCGCGCTGCCCGCCGTCCGTTGAAACCGTCGGAGTACAAATACCCAACAAAGATTGAACGCGAATCTGGTGCGCCAATGGCAGCGCTGGTGGTGGAGGACAGGAAGGAGGCGACCGAGATGGGATGGCAGACCGCTTACAAGGCCTGCCAGCGAATCATCAAAACCAAAATCAAATCCAAGGAGGCGATGCTTCGCCTCAGCTGCCACCCGAACTCGACGCTGACGGTCAGCGGCATTCGTGCCATCCTCCAGAACTGGGAACGTGGTGGTTGGATACCTGACGTGATCGTAATTGACTACGCGGATATCCTGGCTCCACCTCATGGGATTGCGGACACCCGTGATCAAATCAACACCACTTGGAAACAACTTCGGGCGCTGTCCCAGTCTACTCATTCCCTGGTCGTGACCGCCACCCAAGCCGACGCCGCCTCGTACAATGCCAACACCATTGGGCGGTCAAACTTCAGCGAGGACAAACGCAAGTTCGCCCACGTCACCGGCATGGTTGGGCTGAACGCCAACTCGGACGAAAAGGAATGCGGGCTCATGCGGTTGAATTGGATTGTGTTACGGGAATCGCCTTTCAGCGAAACCCAATGCGTCCACGTCGCGGGCTGTTTAGAGGTGGGGAACCCAGCCATTCGGTCTACGTTCTAGGTTGCTCACGGTGGCCCCTGCTGCCCATCTAAGGGACTTCCATGCCCTGGCCCCTAGATTATGCGGGGAACCCGGAAACCCCCTTAGATCACCGTTAAATTGCCCGGGCAGAAATCCTGAAAATATCAGGGAAATAGGAGTGGACAGGGTCTTAGACAGCCGTTATATTACATAGACAAGAAACAAAACAGGAGACAAAACAATGACCAAGCAAAACGAAATCAAAACTGAAATCATCGAAACCCTGCTGGAAAACATTTGTGGCCAAGACGACCAGACCACAATGATTGAAACCGTCGAGGAATACTTCAACGAGTCAGACACCGAAGACCTCCAAGACTTTGATACGACACTTGAAGACTTTCGCCTTTATGTTGAACTCGCCTACGGCGAAGTCAATTGGATGTAACCCACCAACCAAGGAGACCAAGACCATGACCATGACCAAAAACAACGAACTTAACAACTTCAAAATTGACCTGTGCGACTGGCTGATCGGTATCAACTGCAGCGAAGCCGCGTGTCACCATATTCACCAGCAGGTCGATCAGTATTTTGCTGAACTCTATGACCACAACAAGGCAGCCGGCCTCGTCACTTATCTGGAAGCGCAGGAAGGCACCGGCGCGATTGATTACCTCATCGAGGACTTCGGGATGTGGGTGAACGATACCAAAGTCCAACCCGCCCCCAAGAAAAAGGTCATCGAGGACGACACCCTGAACGCAGCAGTGGGTGACTTGGACAATGATGACTTCAACGCCCTGCGGGATAGTTATTACAAAGCTAGCGACGGGATGCTTGCCCTCATGGATGCGATGGACACCGCCGCCAAGGCAACCAGCCTTGCCGCCGCCGGCGCAAACAACTTCAACTGCGGCCGGGCCATTGGGCTGATGGTTGCAATGAATGCACAGTATGCGATCGTCAAAGCTGCCGTCGAAAAGTTTGACGAGTGTGACTTCGGCCGGGTTCTGTAGAAGGTCGAAACCCCCTCGGGGGTCTGCCGCTTATGGCGCGCACTGATGAGACCAACACCAACCCCAACCAAGGAGACCAAGACCATGACCATGACCGTCAAAAACATCATCAACCAAGTTTCAACCGCACTGGTCGAGTACAGCAAAGTCGACCTCAAGCACGCCCTCTTCGCCGCGATGGAGAATTGGGAATACGGTGGCGTCATCCATTCCGCGGACGAGGACGCAGGCAAATGCTTCCTGACCAAGTCCGCAGTCCACAAGCTCAACAAGGATGGGCTCATGGACGCGCTGTTGCCTTACATCCGCCACGAGGAGGATGTACAGGCGAGGCAGGAACTCTCCGATACCAAATACCGGCAGGGTATCCTGAAGCGTGACTGGGATTACTCGCGGGACGACCGCATGCCCCTGCCCCACGCCTTGCTCGCACTTGAGCGTGGCCTTGCCACCATCATTCGTTCCTCCGAAATTGAGTGCGACAAAATCGGCAAGCTGATTGCTGCCTCGTCGGCTATCCACATGGGCGAGGAAATTCGTCGGCATGGTTCGGAAGTGTTCTACCACGGCGCACTCGCGTCCTACGGACACCAACTGCGCAGTCGGATCAAAACCTGGCTGGAGGCAAAGGGAGATGACCGCATGACCAAGGACGAGGTGCTCGGTTATTTCATCGATGTTCGGAACGATGCCATTGCCCACGTCACCTCCGACATCAACTTCGGCAGCAGCGACGCCATGTCTCGGGTGAGGTTGATGGAGGAATTTCGTGCCTCCCAGAAGTGGTCGCGGATTGCCTCGCAGGTTTGCAAGGCATTCGAAAAGGATATGGAACGAGACCCGACGGATCATAACCTGTCCGGCGAAAAGTTGGACACTTGGCACAGCAGCGTTAACTTGAGTTAAGTGTTCGCCATCACCCCCTCGTCCGGTTGTCGGACGAGGGGAGAATGCTGCACACGAGTTCCGAGTATAAAGTAACCAACACCACTATCACGAGGAGACCAAGACCATGACCGCGACAACAACAAAACGATTCGACAATAACCTCGCTTCACCCCACTTTGGACTGCGCCTGACCGACTGCTGTGGCGCCCACTCCACCTTCCACATGGAAGGGCCAGACGCCGAAGGCTATACCCTCTGCTGTAAATCTTGTTTTCATGAAGTGGAGACAGGGGAAGGCGACGGGTCGGAACATTTCAAGGTCGAACTCAAGGCCGTGAAGTACCACGCCGACATGAGTGAGGAAACCGACTGCTTCAGTGCCAACCTTTATCTGAATGGCAAGAAGGTTTGTGAAGTCCGAAATCAAGGCCAAGGTGGCCCCAACTTCTATGACTGGTCGTTCAAGGGCAAGGATGGCAAATGGCGCCGCAATCGTCAGATCGAACAGACCCTTGAGGACTGGGCCGACGGCCAGGATTTGACGTACGAACTGGATGACGTAATCTACGACGTGGAGTCGGAGAAACTGGATTGGATTGTGGGCCAGATGTTTACCAACTGGCTTGAGCTTCGTGACCTGAAGCGCTGGTGCAAGACCATGACCGTGTTCCAGCTTGAAGGCGACTTCGGTGCGTGGCACCAGATCAAAATGCCCTTCGACCAAGAGATGAAGAATTACTTGAAAAAGGAATACCCCACGCTCGCCCGCATTGGCAACGAGATGATCGTTGGCAAGTAACACCACCACCAACCAAGGAGACCAAGACCATGAAAGCGAACCCAGAATTCTGCGCCATCAAAATCACTTTCCCTAGTGGGGAAACAGGAAAAGGAGTAGTCCGTGCCGAGGATGGGAAAGTGCTGGTCGAGGCGCCCTTCGTACCATCCCTGGTCGAGCAGGAGATGAACGAGGATTGGTGGGAACAACTCGAACGGTGCTGCCATGTTTTCGTGAACGGCGAACTGGCCCATGCTGTCACCAGCATTGATCTGGTGAATGGGATTCATATTGAACGAGTTGTTCTCAGTTATGGTTTGGATCAGTTCGTAGAAAAAGTGAAATAGGGAGACCGCGATGCTGGTGCTGACAAGAAGGCTGCGTGAAGAAATTCACCTGATATTAAATGGGGAGGTGCTGGCCCGAATTGTGCTGGTGAGTACCCACTCCGACGGCAAGGCCCGAATTGGAATTGACGCACCACCCGACGTGAAGATCATCAGAAAAGAAATAAAGGACAAGCCACCGAAAAGTCAAAATCAAGTTCCGATAATAAGGTAAGCAACCGAAACTTCTAATCACAAGGAGACACCAATGCCAATGACGGCGCAAACGATGTGGGACAACATGACTCCCGAGGAAAAGAAACGCCGAACGGATGCGATGGCTGCTGGCAGGCGCAAGGCGTCACGCCGGCGGAAGGGCGGCAAGGGTCGGATCAGTAAGACCCGCTCCATCGCCATGCAGAAATCCTGGAAGCGGCGAAAGGACGAAGCCGTCAACGGGCAATCCATTTCCATTGGAAACGTCATCACTGCGCTCAAGCTGGCGCAGCAACTTGTCGAAACCTGTGACGGAAACCTGCAGGTCGCGTTGGCCCTGGTAACTCAAGCAGGCGGAAAGGGAGAATGACATACCCTTGGGAGGAGGACACGTTGCCGGCCAGCCTTTGCCGGTTGGCAAGCAAGAATGGGATGTGGGAAAAAGACGTTGCCCGTTTCCCAGACATACTGGAAACCGCGAACCTAAAACAGGAGGACATGACAGACGAGATTGTGGAGGAGGCAGCCACCTTGGGACGTTTCTGGTCGAGGCACCTTCACCGTCTGGTTGCCGAGTTTAACGAAAAAGAGAAACTCAAGCTGCCGGCGGTAGACGTACAACCACCAGAAACCCAAGGAGGCAATCCAAGGCCGTTTGGATTTTCATCAACGGCAATTCTCAGATGGATGGGGGAAGAACGATTAAGTGAATGGGATGCACTCCGGTTCTTTAAGTTCCTGAATATCAAACTTGCCGACCGCACCATCAAGGCGCAACTGAGGGCGGGCAGAAATATGACGGGAGGGGAACCGGCCAAATTGACGAAACGACAGTCTGAAGAAGTTTACTCGATTTTGAAGGAGACGTTGAAGTGAAAGTTTCTATGAAAGCTGCTGTGAAGTTGTTTGTTGACTTGGGATTTCCCACTGCCAAGAAGTGGAGTTCCAGCCGGCTGCAAAAGAAGGTCGAAGGCCTGCCCGACATCGTGGACGAAGACACCGATGCCGGCGACAGCCAACCCCTTCTGGAGCAGATTCTGACTGCGCTGGACGATGGGGATGGCGTGGACTTGGTTGCCCATGAGGACAGCGTGGACGTGGCTGACGTCCCCGACAAGAAGGCAACCAAGAAGGCACCGAAGTCCGCTGCCAAGGCACCCGCCAAGGCACCCGCCGAGGACAACGGCAAGGCACCGAAGAAGGTTGGCGTCATTGCCACCATCATCGAATGCCTCAATGGTGCCACGGAGAAGAAGCCCGTGGACAAGCCGACCATCCTCGAGGGATTGGTTAAGCGATTCCCGGACAGGAAAGCGGAGGGGATGATGTCGACCATTAACATCCAAGTCCCCAGCCGCCTGAAGACCGACAAGCAAATCGTCGTGTCGAAGGGGGAGGGTGGATACTGGATTGAGTAAGGCGAAGTGAAGTGGTGTTGCCCCCAAGGTGTGGAGAGTTTTCATTCCCTCTCCTGCCTTGGGGGCTTTCCCTGGTGAAAGGATTCAAAATGACAAACTGCACAGCATGCAAAGGCGACTTCGATCTGGAAACAGAAGGAGGCGTCGCCGGCAACTTCGGCATTCTGCCAATGGCCTTCTGCCCCACTTGCTATACTGGCATGGTGGACATGGTTCACCAACTCTATATCTGCCCCCACTGTGACAAATTCTATGATGAAGAATCGGAAGAGGATGGGGGCTGGTCGTACAGCTACAAAGTAACGCCGGTGCGGGTTGTGGATGGGGACACCGTGGACGTGTTGGTGGACTATGGGTTCAACCTGCAACAACTACAACGCATCCGCCTGCTGGGCGTGGACACGCCCGAACGTGGGGAGCCAGATTTCGCCGTGGCGACCAAGCGCCTTCAGCATTTATTGGACAAGGCAGCTGACGCAGAAGGGCAGGTGAAATTGGTTAGCCACAAGGCAGGGAAGTATGGACGATGGCTGGGGTGGTTCACCTCCCTGGTGGAAGGCAATGAAACAAATGTCAACGAAACCCTCGCGGAGAAATGGCCGAGTGAATGATTTTACCGTGGGCAGTTTGTTTGCTGGAGTGGGCGGGCTGGACTTGGGTCTTCAACGCGCTGGGTTTCAAATCAAATGGCAAGTAGAACTGGACGACTTCTGCCGCCGAGTGTTGGAGAAGCATTGGCCAGACGTGAGGAGGTGGGACGACGTGACCACCTTCCCGCCGGCAAGCTGGGCAGAGGAGCACCTGGCTGTGGATTTAATTTGTGCGGGTTTCCCGTGTCAAGATATTTCAATCGCAGGAAATAAAGAAGGGCTCAAGGGGGAAAGGAGCGCGCTGTTCTATGAAGTCATTCGCTTGGTTGGACACCTCCGACCCCGAATCTGTTTGTTGGAAAACGTATCGGCGTTACTTGGTCGGGGGTTGGGAATCGTACTCTCGGAACTGGCCGCGCTCGGGTTTGATGCGGAGTGGCATTGCATACCAGCGTCGGCCCTTGGTGCGCCTCATGAGAGGGACAGAATTTTCGTCATTGCTACCAACACCGACGGTGCAGGACTCGGCCAACAACGCCGGCCCAAGTCAATATGCAAGAAACTCGCTTCCACTGAACGCAGTGGCTGGTGGGCCACTGAATCCGAATTGGATAGAGTATCTGATGGGTTTCCCGGACGGGTGGACAGACTTAAAGCGCTAGGCAACTCAGTCGTTCCGCAGGTGGCGGAGTACCTGGGCAATCAAATTATGAGGAGGATGACATGAGCGATTTCATGTGGCAGAGCAATAAACGATTTGCGGGCTTCAGCACTTGTTTCCGACAGTGGCGAGCGGATATGTCCCACTGCCGGTTCTTACATGGTTACGCCCTGGCCTTCGATGTTACATTTGAGGGGAGGCTGGATTACAAGAATTGGGTGATGGATTTCGGAGGGGCAGGCGAACTGAAAAAGCAGCTCGCGGACTTCTTTGATCATACGACAATAGTGGCAGAGGACGACCCAGCACTGAACGCCTTTATGAAGTTGGACAAGGAAGGGATTATCCAACTGCGAACCATGCCGCATGTCGGCTGCGAAATGTTTGCCAGACACGTTTTGAAAATGGTGAACAACTTTGTCGCTGCCGAAACGAAGGGGCGTGTTTACGTCACACGGGTGACGTGCATTGAAACTGAAAACAACTCGGCTACTTATCGCCGAAGGACAGAATGATGGAAGTGAACAGCCAACCAACCGAAGGATATGCGCCCCCGAACGATGGGCATGTCGACATCGTGAAAGTCTGGTTGACCATCCAAGGCGAGGGGCCACAAATTGGGTCGCCCTCTGTTTTCATTCGCCTGGCTGGTTGCAACCTTCAATGCCCGTTCTGTGATACGGATTACACGAGTTCCCGTACAATGTATTCACCGAGTGAAGTGGTTGAGTTGGTGCGGGCGACCCGTCGGTCAGGATTGGTCGTCTTGACCGGCGGCGAGCCCATCCGCCAAAACATCGGCCCGATGATTGTGGCGCTACTGGCCGCTGACTACCGAGTCCAAATCGAAACGAATGGGGTGTTGTACCGCGACAACATTCCATGGGAAAAGGTGGTTGTTGTTTGCTCCCCCAAGACCCCCAAGATTCACCCCGAGTTGCTGCCTCACATCAATGCGTTGAAGTATGTTCTGGCTGCTGGCTTCGTGGACGAGGAGGACGGGTTGCCGACCGTAACTCTTGGAGGCATGCCCCCAGCGCGGCCGCCAGACCTCCATCTTGCCAAATCGCTGTCCACCATCTACATCCAGCCAATGGATGAACAAGACCCAGAGCTGAACCAGAAACACGTTGAAGCTGCCTTGGAATCATGCTATCGATTTGATTATTTGCTGTGCCTTCAAACGCACAAGTTTATTGGACTGGAATAAGGAGAGGGCAATGGCACGAGTTGACACGGGAATCGTTTCCTTGAGTGGGGGCATGGACTCGACCACGGTACTTGCCTCCGCGCTGGCGGCAGGGATGGAGGTGGAGTGCATTGGGTTCTGTTACGGGTCAAAGCACAACCCCTATGAGAACGCCGCTGCCGAAAAGATTGCCCAGCATTACAACGTCCCCTTCACCCTAATGTCCCTGAACGAATTGATGGCGAACTTCAATTCCAATTTAATGAGTTCGGGAGGGGATATTCCGGAAGGTCATTACGAGCAGGCAAACATGACGCAAACCGTCATCCCTGGGAGGAACATAATTTTCTCTGCCGTGTTGGCTGGGGTGGCTTGGAACCTTGGGGCGAATGAAGTCTGGTTGGGGATACATTCTGGCGACCATCAAATCTATCCGGACTGCCGGCCAGAGTTCTTCCAAGCCATGCAATCTGCCATCCACCACGGGACAGACGGGAACGTCCGGCTCATGGCCCCCTTCCTGCAAGGCGACAAGACCTCAATCATTGCGTGGGGATACCAACATGACGTTCCCTACAACTTGACCCGGACGTGTTACAAAGACCAAGAGGTGGCATGCGGGAAATGTGGCGCCTGCCAAGAACGCCTGGAAGCATTCCACAACAACGAAATCGATGACCCGATTGAATATGAATCCCGAGTTATACTACCGAAGGAAGAATGGAGCACCCAATGATTGAACTGTCATGGACGGACATACAACAGAAGGCGAAACGCCTTGTCAACACAATGTGCCTCGAGGCACCTGGTCGGGTCGCCACCGCCGCGGAGGGGCAGACCTCGTTCCTGCGCGCCTACCCAATTCCGAGAGGTGGTATCCCTGCCGCGCTGGCCGTTCAATCAGAAATGTACGGTGAGCACCCGCATCTCTTAACAGATGGGACGTTCACGGGTGGTGGCATGGAACTGGTGGAGTCGCCAGAGGAGGCGCAATTGTTCATCGACGACATCATTGACTCGGGTGCCACCCGCAAAAAGTTCCGGGAATTGTATCCGGAGAAACCCTTCTATGCCCTGGTGGACAAAACCCACTTGGACAGCAACCTCGGGCAGGAGTGGGTTCAGTTTCCTTGGGAAAGGATGTCGGGTGAAACCGGCCCAGAGGAAAACATTGTCCGCGTCCTTGAATACTTGGGTGAAGACCCACGACGGGAAGGGTTGTTGGAAACACCGGCAAGGGTGGTGAAGTCTTATGGGGAGTTGTTTGCCGGTTACAACCAAGACCCCCAGAGCGTATTCAAAACATTCGAAAACGACTCGAGTGATGAGATGGTGGTGTTGCGTGGGATTGAATTTCAATCTACCTGTGAACACCACATGATCCCGTTCTTTGGGACGGCGCACATTGCTTACATCCCCAACGGGCGGATCATTGGGATTAGCAAGTTGGCCCGCTTGTTAGAAATCTATGCTCGGCGATTACAAATTCAGGAACGCATCTGCCAGCAAATCACAGACGCACTTGACCTGCATCTCAAATGCCTGGGCAGCGCTTGCGTGTTGGAGGCACAGCACTTGTGCATGGTGGCACGGGGGGTTAAGAAACAGAACGCGACCATGCTGACGTCCTCCTTGTCGGGGGTGTTTCGCAAACCGGAAGTGCGTGCCGAGTTTATGGCGCTGATTCGAAAGTAACCTCATGATCATTTTCTATTCCGGGGAGGGCAGCAGGAGCAATCCCGAAATCACACTCGCCGACGACGCAACTCTCATGCTGACCTTCCATGACATGGTAGGCAGCGGGCGCCCCACCAAACGGTTCCAAGCAATCCTGGATGAGATTAGCCGCCGCAATTCGCCACCGTGGCAACCTCGGGAGGGGGTTCGGCCGGAGGACATCGCCCACCTAGAGACAAGGGACATCCCAGTGGGCGTTCCATCCTGCCATTTCTTTGATTCCGGGTCGTTCACCTTGTGGACACGGGCTGAGGAGTTCGCAAGGGAAAACCGTTGCGGGGAATGGGAGTTCTACGACACGGATGAATTCTGGTCGTACGTTGATTCGTACGTCGAATTCATTAACAAGTACCAGCAGGGGATTGACCACTATGCCAACATCGACGTGCTTCCCTTCCGAGGCCAACTCAAGGCGCCCAAGGACAAAACATCCCACAAGCTTACCTGGCGCAACCAAGTAGAACTGGAGAAGCGTGGCCTCACGCCTGTTCCCGTTGTTCATTACAAGGCGCCAATGAGTGTCTTGGAACGCTACTTGAAAAAGGGATACGAATACATCGGACTCGGTGGCCTTGTGGGCAGTGTAATGCAAGACTCTTGCCAAGGTTGGGTCGACCGCTGCTTCAATATCATTTGTGATACAAAGGACAGACTGCCGGCGGTGGACGTGCATGGGTTCGGTGTCACAGGATTTAATATGATGACATCGTATCCCTGGCACTCCGTTGATTCGACCAGTTGGACGAAGATGGGCGCCTATGGCAACCTCCTTGTCCCGCACAAGCGTGGGGGCCAGTTTGTATTCGACCGGCAACCGTATCTCATCTCGGTGTCGTTCGAGTCCCCCAAAATCAAAACGCCATACCACCTCCTCAACTTAACTAAAGGCGACCGGCAAATCGTAGAGGAGTGGTTGGAGTTCCTCGACATACCCTTGGGCGAATGGCATTACGATGAGGAGGGGAAACCCGTAGAGGAAACGAAGGGCATTGTGACCCACCATACTCACCGCCGTGTTGCCAACCTGCTGTTCTTTGAGGAATCACGAAAACAAATTGAACTCAAACCATTCCAAAGCACCCGCCCCAAGGGGTTCGGGTTCTTGCAATAAGGAGAAGCACAAATGGGAACAACCCAGCAAGTCAACCGTGAGAAACTTCTACAACAACTCGAGTCCGTGCAAGCGGGGCTGTCCTCCCGGGAGGTCATGGAACAGTCCTCTTGCTTCGTCTTTCAGAACGGGACTGTCCAAACTTACAACGACGAAATAGCGTGCAAGCAGGATTGCGTTTTGACAATGAGCGGCGCAGTGCAAGCGGAACCGTTGCTTGGTATCCTTCGGAAGTTGCCCGAGGACATGGTGGGCGTAACTGGCACCGAGGAGGAGTTCATAATTGAAGGCAAGAGACGAAAAGCTGGCATCCGAATGGAGCAGGAAATCCTCCTACCCATTGAACGCATTGAACAGCCAGACGAATGGAAAGACCTGCCAGAAGAATTCAATGACGCTGTTCAAATTGTTATCCAATGCGCCGGCGACGACGAGTCCCAATTCCGCCTGACGTGCCTCCACCTTACTCCACACCACATCGAAGCGAGCGACAACTTCCAAGTCTCCCGCTACACGTTGGAGACAACCATAAAAGAATCAACCCTGGTGAGGCGGGACAGCATTAAACATATCGTCGAACTCGGCATGACCCAATTCTGTGAAACGGAAACCTGGATTCATTTCCGCAACCCAACTGGCCTCACGTTGTCCTGCCGGCGCTACGTCGACGAGGCAAGCGACTTCCCAGACCTAACTCCCATCATTAACTTCAAGGGGGAACCCACCACCTTGCCAACTGGCCTGGTGGAAGCGGTGGAAAAGGCAGAGGTTTTCTCTTCGGAAAACACCGACGACAACCAAGTGACAATCCAGTTGAAGTCCGGCAAACTCCGCATCCGTGGGGAGGGGAACTTCGGGTGGTTCACAGAGGTTAAGAATTTGAAGTACAAGGGGAGCAGCCTAAGCTTCCGCATCTCACCGAAGCTGCTGGCCGACCTTGTGTCCCGTCACAACGAGTGTGAAATCACATCCGATAGACTGAAGGTGGATGGTGGGAACTTTGTCTACGTCACCAGCCTAAGCATTCACGAAACGGACAACGCATGAGCGGGTTCTTTTCAAGTTCCGTTCTTGATTCAAAACCACCCACAAGCCTCATTCCTAAATGCGGGGCATGTGGTCTGTATAAGAAATGCCAGTCCCCCAAACTTGAACCCGTGGGGCAAGGCAAGCGGAAGGTTTTGATTGTATACGAGGCGCCTTGTGATAACGACGACACCGCTGGGCGGTTGTTGTCCCGACCGAATAGTTCCCTGCCACTGGAAACAGCCATTCGGAAATGCTCGGGAGATATCTTACGGGACTGCTGGGTGACAACCGCATTGATCTGCCATACCGGAGGCAAGCCGCCCACCCCCGATCAGATAGACTACTGCCGACCCAACCTTATCAAGACAATCAACACGCTCCAACCCAATGTGATCATCCCCTTGGGAACCGCTGGCGTGGGGTCGCTACTTCCTTATATCTGGAAGGGGAGCATTGGCGTTTCAAATCGGTGGTTCGGTTTGCAAATCCCCTGCCAGGAATTAAATGCGTGGGTCTGCCCTTCGTACTCGCCCGCCTATGTGAACCACGCCATCAACAGCAACCACATGAAAGCGCCAGTCCTCCGAATCCATTTCAACAAACATATTGCCAACGCATTAAAACACGATGGCAAACCGTGGGACACGGTTCCGGATTACCGCAAGGAAATAACCATTGTCCAAGAACCAAGAAAAGCTGCTGCCCAAATTCGCAAGATGATTAAACGGGGAGGGGCGGTGGCCTTTGATTACGAAACAGACCGCATCAAACCAGACAACAAAGAATCCCGCATTGTGTCCGCTAGTGTCTGTTGGAGGGGCAAACATACCATCGCCTTCCCTTGGCATGGGGACGCCGTCACAGCGGTGGGTGAACTGCTGCGTTCCCCACTTCCCAAGATTGGCTGCAACTTGAAATTCGAAGACCGTTGGACACGGCGACACCTCGGCCATCGAGTTCGGAATTGGTACTGGGACACCATGCTCGCAGCCCATGTGATCGACAACCAACCGGGAATCACGAGTATAAAGTTCCAAGCCTTCGCCTTGCTGGGCGCACCAAGTTACGACGGTCACATCAAAAAGTTCTTGCAGGGGATAAGGGGGCAGGAGAGCAACCAGATTGATCTAATCGAAACGAAAGACCTGCTGCTTTACAACGGACTCGATTCCCTGTTGCAGTACAAGGTCGCCATCAAACAAATGGAAATCCTGGAACACCCGCTGCCATGAAACCAACCACCGCTGACGCCTACCGATTGCTTCACGATGGCTGCATTGCGCTGGCCAACGTCGAGGCCAATGGAATGCGGGTTGATGTGGAGTATCTAAACACCACGTCCGAAGAGATAGGCCAGCAGATCGCAGCAGGGGAGGCCGAATTAAGAGGGATGGAGGTCTACCGTGTCTGGCGGCGGGAATACGGCGCCCGGGCAAACCTGGGAAGCCGGGAGCAGCTTGGGAACATCCTATTCAACATCATGGGGCATAAGTGTTCCTCCTTCACAAAGACCGGCAGGCCCAAGACAGACGGTTCCTCGTTTGAAAACATTGATGAGCCGTTTGTTGTCCGCTACTTGGAATTGGAAAAGATAAAGAAGGTTCGGAACACCTTCTTGGCGGGCATTAAACGGGAGGTCTGTGATGGTTACTTGCATCCCGTGTTCAACTTGCACACCGTGCAAACCTACCGCAGCAGTTCGGACAGCCCCAACTTCCAGAACTTCCCTATTCGCGACCCAAGGATGGGCGAGGTGATTCGTCGTTGCTTCATACCACGTGAAGGCCACCACATTGTCGAAATTGATTACAGCGGCATCGAGGTTCGGGTTGCTGCCTGCTACCACAAAGACCCGTCAATGGTTTCCTATATTGAAGACCCTTCCAAGGATATGCATCGGGACATGGCGGCGGAGTGTTACAAGTGCCACCCCACTCAAGTCTCTAAGTGGATGCGGTATTGCGGAAAGAATATGTTCGTCTTCCCACAATTCTATGGCGACTATTACATCAACAACGCCCGGGCGTTGTGGGAGGCCATCGGTAAGATGAACCACCGTATCGAGGACACCCCACTCAAAGACCACCTGCGTGAAAACGGGATCAGTTCCCTGGGCGCCTGCAATCCAAAACAACCCCCTCGTCGTGGGACGTTTGAACACCACATCAAATCCGTGGAGAAGAATTTCTGGGGAGAGCGGTTCCAAGTTTATGATGCATGGAAGAAAAAGTGGTGGGAGAAATACTTGCGACAAGGTGGGTTCACAACCCTGACAGGGTTTCGCATCGATGGCGTTTATGGGCGGAACGACGTTATCAATTATCCGGTTCAAGGGTCAGCGTTTCACTGCCTGCTGTGGTCGCTTATCCGCCTCAACAAATGGCTTGGCAAAAACAGGATGCGTTCTAAAATCGTTGGGCAGATTCACGATAGTATTGTGGGGGATGTCCATGAGGATGAGTTGGGTGCCTACCTCACCACCGCAAAACAAATAATGACGGAAGACTTGCGGGCAGCGTGGCCGTGGATAATCACTCCGCTGGAAGTGGAGGCAGAAGTCACACCCGTGAATGGGACGTGGCATGAGAAAAAGGAAATGGAAATTTAGATGGAACTATACAAGAAACACCGACCCATGACTTTCAAGCGAATTGTGGGCAACACGACAGTGACCGAACAACTGGTATCCATGACTCGCCAATCCCAGTTCCCCCATGCCAGTCTGTTCAGCGGCCCAAGTGGATGCGGCAAGACCACCCTCGCACGCATCATGCGAAACAAGTTGGATTGCGGCGACCCGGATTTCGCAGAAGTGAACTGCGCGGACTTTCGTGGGATCGATATGGTGAGGGACATCCGTTCCCGAATGAACCTGGCGCCCATGAGCGGGGAGTGTCGTGTCTGGTTGATTGACGAGGCGCACCAACTCTCCACCCAAGCACAGAACGCCTTCCTGAAAATCCTGGAGGACACGCCTCGGCATGTTTACTTCATGCTGGCAACCACCGACCCGCAGAAACTGTTGCCCACCATCCGGACGCGATGCACCGAGTTCAAGGTGAGGCCGCTGGGTGTTTTAGAGGCCACGGATTTGCTGCGATTAATTTGTGAGAGGGAAGAAATAAACATCACCGACGACGTGATGGATTGCTTAATGAAACACGGGGAAGGTTCCCCGCGCCGGCTGCTGGTTTTACTGGATGGAGTTCGTCACCTGGGCAACGAGGAAGACCAACTCCAATCCATCGCAAATAGCGATGCCAAGCGGGAGGCCATTGAATTAGCGAGGTTGCTCATTCGGCCGAACACCGTTTGGAAGGAGGTGGCGGCTATCCTGGGCAAGGTAACAGAAGACCCCGAGTCCTTGCGCTGGATGGTTCTTGGTTACGCGAATTCTGTTTTGTTGAAAGGGGGGCAACAGGCTGGCCGTGCCTATCTAATCATTGAGGCATTTCGGGAGAATTTCTACGACACGAAAAAGACAGGACTGACCGCCGCGTGCTGGGAAGTTATTAACACCTAACAAGGAGACACAAATGGACGACGACTTGTTGAACATGGACGAACATAACTTGGATGAAATGTGGTTGAACCAACCACGCCTCTATCACAAGTATGCGAAGAAGCTGGCGAACGCCAAGCAACACCTCGAGGAGGAAAAAGCAGAGTTGGAACTGTGCAAGGCAGAATTGGACAGAGATATTCGTAGCGAACCTGGGCAATTTAATTTAGAGAAAATCACCGAAAACGTGGTTTCGTCTACGATTATAATTCAGGACAAATACCAGCAGCGCCAAGCGGAGGTGATCGACCTGAAACATCAAGTCGATATCCTGCAAGCTGCCGTCACAACATTGGATCACAGGAAACGCGCCTTGGAAAATCTTGTTAGCTTGCATGGGCAGGATTACTTCTCCTCCCCGCGGGCCAAAGACCCAACCTCCAAGGAAGCAATAACTGAACTCGAGAAGCAGTCTGTACGTCGGAAACGGTCTTAACACTAGGAGAGTCAAAATGGCAAAGACAAAGAAGAAAAAGAAACGAAAGTTGGCGTCGGCCAAACGACGGGCTGAGGCCCACTCGCAAGGGTACGAACGAACGACAACAACAACGCCCGAAGGGATGGGATACTTTGCCCTCAAAGCATCTGGCATCAAGAGGATTGATATCCTGCCCTATACGGTGAAGGTGTCCAGTCGTTTTGCGGACGCTGGTGAGTTGCACTATGAAAGGACATTCTGGGTTCACCGGATTGGGCCGAATGGGGACGCCTATGTTTGCAGGGAAAAGACAACGAACGAAAAGTGTCCCATCTGCGAACACCTGGCCAAGCTGCGACGCGACCCGGAGGCAGACGAGGAACTTATCAAAAGCCTCCGACCGAAGGAACGACAACTGTTTTACGTGATAGACCACGACGAACCCGAGAAGGGTGTTCAGCTGTGGGATATTAGTTGGTATCTATTCGGCAAACAACTGGACGCAAGAATTAAGAACTCAGATGAGGATGATGGGTTTGAAATGTTCTTTGATCCAGATGAGGGTTTGACTTTGAGATTGGGAATCGCAGAACGGTCGTTTGGCGGGAGGGCGTTTTATGAAGTTGAAACGGTTGACTTCAAACCACGCAAGAACCCGATCGACCCCGAGTTGTTTGAAGACCTCCCCTCACTGGACGACTTGATCAAGGTCGAGGCGTACAGCAAGCTGAAGGCCATTTTCCTTCAAACCAACGACGACGAGGACGAGGACGAAGAGGTGTTGGAGGAAGAAGCCGAGGAGGAGGTGGCTGATGAACCAGCCAACGACAAACCGGCGAAGGCGAAGGCTGGCAAAGCCGTGGACGAGGACGTGGACGACGACGAGGACGAGGACGAAGATTGGGACGATGAAGAATGGGACGACTGAGCTAAACAGTCCACCATTTTGAGTCCCACCCACCTCGGCCGTTGTTCAATCCCAGCGGTCGAGGTGGGTTTTCGATTATGCCATGAATGAAACAGAAGACATCAAAAAGGCATTGCGAATGAAATCAGAAAACGATCCGCCTGTCTTGCCAACCGACCTGCTGTCCACGGGCTCCACCTTGTTGAACCTAGCGTGCAGCGGTGACTACCGTGGTGGATTTGCCAAGGGCAAATATCACTTCCTCGTGGGGGACAGCGCCTCGGGCAAAACCTGGCTATCTCTTACTTGCCTTGCCGAGGCAAGTATCAATCCCGAATTCAAGGACTACCGTTTCATCTACGACAACGCCGAGGACGGTGCGCTGATGGACATCCAACGGTTCTTCGGCAAGGGGGTGGCGGAACGCATGGAACCACCCGACTCAATGGACATTGGCGCCAAGGGTTCTGGGGCAGGGATAGTTCCCATCCACAGCGAAACGATTGAGGATTTCTATTACCACTTGGACGATGCGGTGGGGCGGGACGAACCGTTTATCTATATCCTGGATTCAATGGATTCGCTAAGTAGCGCCTCCGAACAAGACAAATTCAAGGAAGAGAAAACCGCCTCCCGGGCAGGCAAGGTAACGACCGGCAGTTATGGGGATGGCAAGGCAAAGAAAAACTCCTCCAACCTCCGCAAACTTATGCCGGCCCTTCGTAAGTCGAAGTCCATCCTGATCATCATAAACCAGACACGGGACAACCTGGGATTCGGTTTTGAAAAGAAAAGCAGAAGCGGCGGACACGCCCTTCGGTTTTACGCAACCTTGGAAATCTGGTCGTCCATCAAAAGCAAAATGAAGCGGACGGTGCGTGGCAAGGAACGGGAGATTGGGATTGTCTGTAAAGTCCAAGTGAAAAAGAACCGCTTCACTGGGCGCCTCCGAACGGTCGAGCTGCCGCTTTACCATTCATTCGGAATCGACGAGGTGGGCAGTTGCATTGATTACCTGGTTGCGGAAAAACATTGGCCCAAAAAGAAAAACATAATTGAAGCCCATGACTTTGACGAGGAACTGGGACGCGAGAAACTGATTCAGTTCATCCAAGATAACCACCTGGGCGGGGACTTGGCGGAGGTGGTGGCCGAGGTCTGGGACAGCATCGAAAAAGAGTGTTCGGTGGAACGGGTTTCGCCATACCATCAAAACCCATAATTCGCGATCTGGGGGGTTTTCCCAGTTTCCCGCATGACCAAGGGTTTAAGGGTCGAAAGTGCCTTAGACGGGCAACTAGGGGGCTTGTCGAACATTGTGGAAACACGTTTATCTCCCGAGTATAAGGTGATATCTTGCATGAGTCAGTCATGACAGATGTCATGACAGATGTCATGAGTTTAGTCATGACAAACAACCTGAGACCCGCATGCCAGATGTCATGACATTTTGCATGAGACCCGCATGCCAGATGTCATGACATTTTGCATGAGTTCAGTCATGACATCTGGCATGCAAAACAACCACAAGGAGGTGGAAAATGACTTACGAACAACACGAAAAGGAACGGCAGGGGGCGTTGAGGTGGTGGGGAATGTTGATTACTCTGACCGCTGGTTGTGGGGCGCTGGCTTGGGTGGTTGCCGAACTTAGCAAGTAGGAAGGGGCAAGGCATGGCGAAGGGTTCTTCATTTGAACGGGAGTTCTGTAAAGACCTGTCACGGTGGTGGGACTGTGATCGGGATGGCCGTGACGATATCTTCTGGCGTTCCAGTAACTCTGGAGGCAGGGCAACCGTTCGAGCTGCCCTGGGCAAAACCACGGCCGGTCAGTATGGTGACGTGGCAGCCACTTGCCCAAGTGGTGTCCCCCTGATGGACTTTGTCACCATCGAACTGAAACGTGGTTACAGCAAATTCACCATCCAAGACCCCTTCGATGTGAAGACAGCCGGAGCACAACAGCAATGGACAAAGTGGTACGAACAAGCAGTGCGCAGTCACTTAGACGCTGGGTCGTGTGGCTGGTTGTTGGTTCACCAACGAGACCGGCGTGACCCCTTGGTCTACATGCCAGAACTGCTCTATGCCAAGATGGTGAAGTCCCTCAGTTTCCAAACCGAACCCGCCCCCATTATGCGGTTCACCTTCTGCGACCGTTACTTCCTCGGGCAAGAACCGTGCTGCGTGATGATGCGGTGGGAGGATTGGAAAACAGGAACATCACAATTGAAAATCCGAAGCACCTTAACAGATTGGGAAGGACGATGAAGGAACCAACCAAACCGAAAACCCGGCTGCTGGACGCAATAATCATCACCACGGTTTCCTCCATCATTGCGACGGTGGTTGCCGGTCTTGCCCTGTTGCTATTCCAGCAGGTTAATCACGCCCAAACTTCTATCAGTATCCACTCGCTGGAAATTCGAAACCTCCGCAAGGATTTAACCAAGACACAGCAACTCCTGGCGGAGGAACTAGCGCCCATCAAAGCCCACCTCCACCAACTAGATTCAGACCCCTTATTGCTAGAAGAAATTCTGAGGTTAAGAGAAGAGATTGAAAGCAAATTTGAAAAAGACGCGCACCATCAAATTCAACAACGCCCTTTGGAGTAACGCATGCTGACTCGCTTACGAATTAAGAATTTCCAAAACCACAAAAAGATAGACATCGAATTTGATAAGGGCGTGACCACCATCATCGGCCCCAGCGATGCCGGCAAGTCCGCCCTCCTTCGGGCGTTGTCTTGGGTGGTGTTCAACCGACCAGTCGGCACCGAGTTTATCCGCGAGGGTCAAAAAGGTTGCACCGTTCGTATTGAAACCAGCAGCCACAAAATCACTCGCACACGAGGCAAGGAAAACACCTATCACCTAGACGGGAAAGAATACCGCGCATTCGGAAACGACGTTCCTGAATCAATTCAAAACGTGTTGCAGTTGGGGGAAATCAATTTCCAGTCCCAACACGACGCCCCCTTCTGGTTAAGCGAATCCGCTGCCCAAGTTTCACGCAACTTAAATCAAATCGTTGACCTGGGAATTATCGATGCTGCCCTGGCACAAACTTCCAAAACGATGCGCAAGGCAAAATGGGAAGCTGAGTCGACCAAGGAACGGTTCCTTCATTACCGGAAACAGAAAGAGGACTTGGCGTGGGTGGTCGAAGCGAACGGCGAGTTGGTAGACCTAGAGGCAGGCGCAGCTGCGTTAGAGGCCAGCACAGAGAGCCAGATTCGCTTGGAAGCCTTGACTCATGACGCGAGCCGTTACTCCAAGGAGGTTGAACAAGACCGGAAGTTGGTTGCCGATATTACGGCCCTTCAGAAATCCGTCGAAACAATAATTGATCACGATTATTATGTGAGGCGGTTACGGTCTTATACCGATGACCTAATAAGCGAAACCGAAGTCCTGGCGAAACGAAAAGAAAGAGCAAACGAAATTCAACAAGAACTTGAAACCTACGAGGTCTGCCCAACATGCCAGCGTCCGATGTGAGATTAATCCTGTGCAGCGATATCCACTTGAGTGACCATGCGCCTATCTTCCGCAGTACCGAACCGGATTGGTTCGAGGCGATGGCCCGCCCACTTCGCGAACTGGGCGACGCTGCTGATCATTATGGTGTCCCGATTGTTATTGCCGGCGACGTGTTTCACAAATGGAACAGCTCGCCGGCCCTCATTAACTTTGCGCTGGATGAACTGCCGAACGCCTATGCCATCCCTGGGCAACACGACTTGCCGCACCACCGCTACGAGGACATTGAGCAGTCCGCATATTGGACACTCGTGAAGGCAGGGAAACTCATTAACTTGGAACCCGACAAGCCCATTGAAGTGAACGGGATTGTCCTCCACGGGTTCCCTTGGAATGCCCAACTGAAACCATGTGAGGAAGGCGACCTCTGCCTCCACCTGGCAGTGGTTCACAAGTACATCTGGAGCGACCCCTCGGACAGTTATCCTGGAGCAAATTCTGCCGACCACATCGCTGGATGGATTATCCGTCAGCTGACCGGATTCGATGCAATGGTGTTCGGGGATAACCACAAGGGGTTCCTCATCAATAAAACAGAGGCGCAACCACCCATCTTAAACAGTGGCGGGTTCATGAAAAGAAGTAAAGACGACGCCGACCGTGTCCCGTCGTTTGGGCTGCTGCATGGGGATGGCACCATTGAACGGTGGGCAGTGAACTGCAAGCAAGACAAGTGCTTGGAACAGGAGGAGCACGGCCTGACGGCCGAACCCGTGGACGCGGATTTGCTTGAGTTCATTTCCCAGTTGCAACAACTGGGCGACGACTCGCTTGATTTCGAAGCTGCCGTCCGACGGTACTGCCGCGACAACGATGTAGACGAAGAAACCACCGCCATCGTCATGGAGATATTTCCACAATGACCAACGCCACAGAATACGAACGCCTCAAAAAGAAACTGGAAAACCTCACCAGCGAAATTGACCAACGGGAGGGCGCCTTACAACACGTCCGTGCTGAACTCGAAAAAGAGTTCGGGGCAAAGTCGTTGAAGTCCGGCCTGGCCCTACTCAAACGGATGGAAACCAAACACGCGAAACAGCAAGACAAGCACGATCAGCTTGTTACAACATTCAACGAGAGGTGGGCAGATGTTATCAGTGAACCGGATACAGATGAATGAGTTGCTGGTTGCCCAGCGGGCAGCGAAGGGGTCACTCGATTCTGCTAGGCAAGAAATGATTGCCGCAGAAGAATTTGAGTTTCGAGCCGGCGAGGCACAAACCATTGTCCAAACCATTGCCGCCGAGGTTCAGGAACAGGCCCACTCCAAGATCGCGGCGGTGGTTTCCAAGTGTCTCGAATCCATTTTCGAGCAGCCGTATGAGTTCCGAATTACATTCGAACGCAAGCGGGGAAAAACAGACGCCCGCCTGTCTTTCGTTAGAAACAACCTGGAGGTCGACCCCCTTAGCGCCTCGGGTGGTGGTGTTGTGGATGTTGCCGCCTTCGCCCTTCGGCTGGCCTGCCTAGTGTTGTCCCTTCCAAAGAAACGGCGGACACTTATCTTGGATGAACCGTTCAAATTCTTGTCCAAGAATTATAGAAACAACACAAAGAGAATGCTGAAAACCCTGTCCGAGGAAATGGGCGTTCAGTTTATTATGGTGACGCACATCCCAGAACTGGAATGTGGCAAGTTGGTGGAAATTAACTAGGAGAACGAAATGGGAATGCATGGGCCAGAATTCTTTGAAACCGGCAGGGGGCGCACCTTCCTTGATGGAACCATGCCCAAGCTCATCCGGGTGCTTGAACGTATTGCCGATCACTTGGACTTGCACCAAGCCGAAATTGACCAACGGGAGGAAGCGATCGAGGCAGGCGCGGCAGCGATCGAGGCAGCGGAATTGGCAGCGGCAAACAGGCAGGCATGGACAAATAAAAAGGAGCAATCATGAAAGATTGGGGAGATGGGAGTTCACCAATTCGTCCGCATAATCCTGTCACGGCGCCTAAGCATTACACGTCAGGCCGCATTGAGTTTACGGATGCGGTGGAACGTCTTGGCTTGGGGTTTGCGCAGGGCAACGTGGTGAAGTATGTTGTTCGCTTTCCCCAGAAGGGCGGCATCGAAGACCTGAAGAAAGCGCAACACTATTTGCAAATGATGATCGACAATTATGCTGCTTGGTATGGTGACAGTAAAACAGGCGGGCCGCAAACCGAAGGCGACCAGTTGGAGACCAAGCCCTGATCACCTCGGCTGCGGCCCGCCCTTCATGACGCTACCTGACCGTCAGTTTCCATGCGGTGACGTATCAGACCCTCTCGCCCTCTGCCAATATAATCCTGCTGCCAGTGAGGGTCGAGGTTGAATAAATCCTTATCAATTTCCTGGATGCCGATATGATCATAATGCCGTTGCATCCCCTCCGGTGTCCCACCGCCCTTCCCCGATAGGTGTCGGTCACTCACACCCCAGCGGTACAGATAGAAAATGTCTTCTGCCGGAATTATCTCGCCCAGCCATTCGGAAACACCTGCTCGGTGAAGGGCTTTATTGAATGCCTGGTCTTCCCAGCCGCTGGCCTTCGGTGGGTAGCCACCAATCTCATTCAAAACCTCCCGCCGCCAGACAGCCATGCAGTGCGTATTCCCTGGATGTTCAACGTAGATGGTTTCCGCGAATGGGCAATAATAGTAATTCCCTGGGCGCCATTCCAAATCGTCGCCAAGCTTATCCATGGAATATGATAGGCGGTGGGGCAGGCAGATATCGTCGTCGTCCCATCGACACAAAACCTCGCCCCTTGCCCGTTCAATCATCCACATCAACTTGTCCGACAAAGTGGGGAACCGTGTTTCCAAATTGAACACCCGAACCCCCTGCTGCAAGAACTCGATTCCCTTCTCCACCTCAGCGAAATTTAACTGCTGCCCGGGAGTGTCATTACAAATGATCAACTCCTTGTCCGGGTAGTCTTGGAGGAGAAAAGAATGCAGCGCCTCGTCCACCAGATGCTGCCGGTCTGGGCAGCGGTTGTAGGTTGGCATCAAGCAGGATACTTTCATTGAACCATCTCCCCGAACGAATCGATTCGCAGAGGTTTCGTTGAGAAGGTAATCAAGGAACCGACCAGCTTCGCGAGGCGCTTGCTCTTCGTATGCCAGCCATCCATGACATCACATCCATCCTGCCATTGCTCACCTTGCCCTGGTTTGTAATCGTGCAAGACAATGACCGTGTCGTCCGGCAGGGTGTGCGAGTCCAACCAAGCAAAGAAGAACCCAACCGCCTCCGCCGTGTGATCAGCGTCGTAGAAAATCAATTGGAAGTCCAGCGGTTTCAGAAGGGGGAGGATGTTGTACATGTCCCCCATCAACAGAGAGCATTTCTTTTCAAATGGCTCTGTATTTTCAACCCATGCCTGCATGACCTTCTTCCGGACTTCAGGTGAATCAATATGCCCAACCGAGGCGGTATAATCGTCCCCGTGAAAATAGTCCACGGACGTGACGTGCCTCGCTGTCTGTGCAAGGGCCACCGTGGAGCGGCCTTGGAAACACCCAACCTCCAAAACATCTTTCCCCTTCGCGAGTTCGCTCAACATGAGAAACTCATTATCAAATAACCAGCCGGCAACGTGAGGGTATAGTTCAGTCATCATTGGTCTCCTTTTCTTCATCGGTCTCCGGTTCCCACAATCCAATCGGGCAACCTTGCTCCTTCCAAGATGCTTTCTTGGAAATAAAACATCCACAAACTGTGCAACGGGTGTCGACCCGTTGTGGGCATGTTGAACAAACCAACAGCCGTTTCTCGAAAGTTTCGTCCGACACTTTGCGACCACCGTCCGCAACATGGTCGGCCACCGCCTTCACTAGGTTCTTCGCCATCTCAATCGTGGTGGGGAGTTTGGGCTTGTCCGCCTTCTGGCACCCCATCACGGTCAACCCGTATTGATCCGCAGTGTGATGTACCACCGACCATTCGGGGTTCTCTTTCATGAACTCACGCATGGCGGGCAGCTTCCCTGGCCCCGCGTCTTCCCCGCGTTCCCCATAGAGCAGCGTATCGTGAATCACAATGTACCGCTTCACCTGTTTGGCGAACTTCTCAAACTCGGTTTTCAGATAGGCGTAGGTGTGCGTCGAGTCGATGAACAGCATGTCCGTCTCTTCTATTTCATCAACAAAGTGCGAACGGAAAACGGTGTGAATGTATTCCGTTTCGCCCACGCACAACCTCGCCGCATGTTCCTGAACGTGATCCCATTCAGTATTGTAGGACACCAACTTCGTCGGCCTGGCGGCAAGGAAGGCAATCGTCGATTCCCGCCGCTGGGAGAACTCTGTGACGTGGTCGCATTGTTCCGCAAGTTCCTTTAGTTTCGGGAGGTGTTGATCCAAATCCCTGGGAATACTTTTCAGTGCGTCATATATTTCGTCCACGTTCCTGAAGTTCTTCAGGTTCTTCAAATCAATCCCGCCAACCTTCTTGCCGCAACCATCGCAGCCCTCATCCTTCACAGGGTCTTTCCTAGTGTTCACAGGGTCTGCCACCAACTCATCCCAACCATCTTGCGTCATCAAACCAGACTTCACGAAGTGCTCGTGGATGGGGTCGAGGTCGCGGCCCAACTCGTTGAACTCCAGAATATAGTTGCGCACCTTGTTGAAGCGGGTCAGCGGGAACTTGACCCCACCTGGGCGGGCGAACCTGTGCATCCAACGCATGAAAGGAAGGCAGATAGACTTGGCGCCTTCCTGCCGAAACTTTTCATGGATATAAAGTTCCTCGCCACCGAAACCGATTGCATCCTTGTTGAACCCCAACCACGCATCCCGCCGGCAGGAAAACAACCCCAACCCGTGGCCTGGTGTTTCCCAAGGTTCCTCATCATCACTTTCCCCAGCGTACTCATATCCCAACTTGAACAACTCCAAAGCATGACCAGCGAATAGCATGTCTGGGAAAGGTTCGCACTGACCGCACTGGCTGATTTCAATCGGCCCCATGTCCATTGAAACAAACTTCGCTCGGGAAGGATTTTCCGGGGATGGGATACCCTCCTCGATAACAGAAAAGAGACACTCCTGCCCCTTGCAGTTCCCTCTGAAAGTGGAACCCCACGTCCCCCACATCTCGCCCCGCCACTGATCATTGAAGTGGGTGGTATAAGATTGGAAGTTATCATAACACAGCGGGCCGGAATAGATGTCCCGAGTGTCCGGGTGGTCGTCGTACCACTTCACCAGTCTTGCGATAGACCCAACGGGCAACAGAACATGGCAATCAACAACAAGAACAGCGTCACCAGTTGCCACGGAGAAAATTGCGTCACGAGCAACTGAAGTCCCATAGACATCGGGCAGCGGGTGATAGATGGCCCCTGCCGTTCCGACTTTAACGAACCCCTCAAACATGTGCTTGATCTGCTGACCCGCCCTGGTGTTGGGCGAGTTGTCCACAACGACAAACTCCACATCCTGCATCACTTCAGGGTGATACATTCGCATCGCTTGAATCGTAAAGTAGACCCCATCGTAATCATCAAAATGGGCCATTCCAATCGTAAGTTTCGGCATCGCTTGGTCTCCTTTGTTTCCTTGTTAAGGACTGATGTTTATACAAGTTCCGCTTCCCTGCTCCATGGGTGAACTTCCGGGTGAGGACGGCGGAGTACATTCGCAAGTCTCATTGCATCCTGGCGGGTCGGTGCAACTGTTGTCGCCGGGGGCGTATATTGACCAGCTCCCAGTCCCCGCGCAATCAAACGGGTCGCATGTCCAAATATAAGTGCAGGCCTCTTCGGAGCAATCACAAGGTGGGCAAGTCACCGCACCACAACCGACGCCATCGTGCCATTCATCGAAGCCCGGACGTGTTTGGCAGTTTACTTGTGTCTCGACGTTACAAGAACCGTTGTCGTAACAACAGGCACCATCCCCGGGCGCGATGGTTGTTGGGCAATCCACCTGGTCGCATCGCTTGTCCTCATACCATAATTCACCTGCCCCTTGGCAATTCACTTGTTCGCGTGGAGTGCAACTCCCGTAATTGTAACAGCAAGCACCCTCGTCTGGTTGCAGGGTGGTCGGACAAGTAAACGAGGCGCAGAAGGTGTCCTGCCGCCATTCAATGGAATCGTCCTTGATCGAACAGGCACCATAAGTCAAACCATCTGTACATTCCTCACCATGATCCCAACAGCACGCGCCCGTCTCGGGGGATGGAGTGGTGGTGGTGGACGTAATCCCTGTCCAACCCTCTGGGCAATCTTCGCAAGTGTAACCCTCCCCCAAGAAATAGACATCACATTCCTCCGCCCCATCCGGGTCACAACACGCTCCGCCTTCCGCATTACAATGCCAGACGGTGGAGTTGTTGGTGCAATTCATGAACGCGCCTTCGCCAACGAAGCAGACCGGATCAGGGTTCTTCGCATAGACGCAGCATGGCCCGTGGCAGCAACAGGTGCTCCAAAACGCGGGATCGAAGGGCGGGTTCCCGCATGGGTAATTTGGATCAACTGGTTCCGAACAACCGGGAGCAGGATTGCAAGAAGTTGAAGTTGTGGATGTGGCCGTGGTGGTGGTGGATGTGGGGCATTCAGTGGTGGTGGGGGCTGGCGTTACCGGAGGTGCAGTGGTGGTTGGGTCGCAAGTTGTGATCGTGGTGTCCGTGGTGGTTGGTTCTGCGGTGGTGGTGGTGGTTGGCGCGAGGGTGGTGGACGTATTCTGCGAGAGGCAGAAATTGGAATACACCTGGTTGCATACTGGTGCCTCTGTTGTTTCGATTGTCATCGACGGGTCACTTCCGCACCGCTCCCATTCTGTATAGGAACGATTGCATTCATAATCCGGATAAGAGCATGGGCAATTCCCTTCACAAGGCATTTGAATTTCCACCCACGCCGGCGGGTCACAATCGCAACTCCATTTCCACTTGCATCTTGCGCAATCAGTTCCCGTGTCACACTTGGCGCCTTCCTCCTCACATGGGTCTGGAGGTGGCTCGGGGGCCACGCCGCTACATGGGATGCATTTCGTAAATCCTGATCCACTGGTAAAGGGTGGGGCGTCGTCGAGGGAGGTCTTGCAATCAACACAGCCTTCAGGTTCGCACAGGTCAAGTACCAAAACCCACTGCTCACATTCCGTGGAATAGTTGTAGCAGCATTTCTCATCTGGATAAGTACAAGCAGAACAAGGGTTGCAGGATGTGGTTGTCGATGAAGTGGTTGGGCCTGGTGTGGTGGTACTTGAATAGCATGGGGCGCATGGGTCTTGCGTTGTTGAGTTTGCCGGCGGCATTACGCAGCCAGTGCTGGCCTGCTCGCAATCCTGGCCGGTGTAAGAAGGATACACGCAGGTGCAGCAGTCACCTTGATTCGACGCCCATACCCCGTGACACCAAGCCAACTGGGAACAGTCGTGGTCAATCAGAATCCAGTTGCCGCCCACGGCAGTGTAAATGAAGTGGCAGCCGCCTTGGCATGGTGGCGCGGGACCTGGAGGTCCTGGCGGTGGAAGCGGGACGCAATTGGTATGGTCTGTATTGCAATCGGGGATTTTATCCGGGTAGGGGCAAGGGCAATGTGGAGCGCAATCGTTAGATGTATTGGCCCAAGCCCACCCGCCACCACCCATCCACACCGGAACCGCTTTCCAATCACATCCGTTCCCGCACTGCCCGAGAGTGGTTGACGTATCGCAATTACAATCCGGCGTGGTGGTGGTGTCCGGGTCGCCCGTGGTGAGGGTGGTGGTGCAATCCAAGTCCGGCGTATTTTCTCCGACCGAACAACTTGTTTCGGTAATTTCCTGATCAGTAATTCCGCAGTGCAATGGATACTGGCACACGCAAACAAATTCATCTGGATCAAGGGTGGTGGTGGTGGGCGCGGCCGTGGTGCTTGTGTTCGTGTACGGGTCAATGCCCGGACAACAAGAGCAATCCCCTGACGAGGCCATCGCCGCACATGGGTCTTCTGTTGTTTGGGTTGTCCCTGGTGGATTGCTACAAGCGTTGGCGTTTTCTTGATCGGGAACCCACTCAAAAGCCAGCTCATCCCAGACCCAAACGCAAATTCCGGTGCAGGCATTTTCAATTGGATTGATACTATCATTGGTCACAGCAGGAGGAGGCGCTGAATCTTGCGGCCGTTCGTTTAACCATCGACCATATTTATCCCGCTGCAGTCGAATGTAATGTTCTCCGTCCGTAACTGGCTCATCATAAATGTTATAGACATCGACTCGGATTTGAACTGGTGGGTCTTGTAAATCAACAACAGGTTCCAACTTGTACGTCTGCCCCGGCGAGTCGTCAGGGGGAGTTTCCGGCTCCTCTTCGGGAACACCGCCCGGGCCGATGATGGGTTGGCCGGCAGCAGTTCCGACCATCTTATAAAGACAAACCTTGGCCACTCCTGGAGTGTCACCTTCCCGCTTGGGGATTTCTTCACCACAAGGCAGAATGCCGACATAAACTTCGGGCGCCCGTGGGTCACCTGGTGGGACGTAGGGCGTAATCCCATCCTGCCGCGTATTGTCTAAACGGGTGAGGGCGGCAAGGATGCGTTCCTTGTCTTTTTCGTTCAGAAAGTATTGGTTGCCGCCTGCCATTTTAACCTGGGAAGATATTCACAACGGCCTGGGTCTCACCGGACAGACAACGAATCTGCACGGTGCTAATATCTTGGGGCTTGCCGAAGAAGAATGCTCCGGAAGCAATCGGCCATTCACTGGCCTCACTGTTTCGAATACTCAACACCTTTTTCTCTACCTCCGCCTGTTCCTCTTCGGTTGGCATTGCTTGGAATCGTTTCGGTCTGTTTTCCACAAGGATGAAACCAACCTCCTTCACCCACCCTATGTCCAACGCCTGCCATTCTGGCCCCACTAAAATTCGGCGGACGTAGATTTGATCTTGGGACTGGGGAAGCAACTGAACAAAGCTGCACGACACCTGGGCAGGGTCAAATTCAGACTGCTCATAATAGACCTCCAACTTAACTGTCAAACGATCGTGGTCATTGGTTGCCCCTTGCCTCATTTCCTCGATGGGAATCATTTTATCTATAGCAGCTTGAATCTGTTTGTCTTCCATCTTAGTCCCCTAATCATAATGAGGTGGGAATGCCCAACTGCAGGAAATTCGCTTCCTCATAATACTTGATTTCGATTTCAATAGGGTCTTCACCATCCCCCAACTTCTCACCTTCCCCGTTCAGGAAAACCCTCGTGTTCTCCCCGTTCACGTCTTTGTAAAGTTCGAAATCATTCTTGTTGTCCTTGTCGCCGCCCTTGGTGAGCACTCTGGTTCCCTCGTCCAAGGTTGTGCGGTCAAAAGTTTCGAAGTCGATATCGAATTCATAGGTGACAGTGTAATAGAAGAAACAAGTCCCATAGAGCACCCGCGCCCAGCTCACATTGGACAACTTCACTTTCCTTTTCGCCAGTCCCCACAAGGTCGCGTCATTCACCTTGTCGATCATGTCCGTAAACATTTCCAGCGGGAGGGTAAGAATGTTTCCTTTGATGGAAACGGTGGCGCGGTTTTGATCGAACTCCACCACTGGCCCACGAATGATTTCATGGCTGCTTGTTTCGATTGGGTTGTCGTCCTTGTCCTTGTCGACCTCTTTAGAATACTTCACGAAGCTGCCACTGATTTCAGCAGGTTCCTGCAGGGGGTTTTCAATCGAGGCATTCTGGCATCTGTTCTGTGGCTTGGTGGTGAAGGTGTTTTCGACCACCCAATAATATCCTCTTTCCTTACTTTGAAGAGGGGAGGCGGAAGTTTCCGGCGTACAGAACGCCCAAACATCATAATCATTTCCCGCTTGCCACGTTGAACCCACCTGCGGCAAACCGGAAGCGGTAATGGCGTGGGCAGGGCCATCGTATACATCATTCGATCTAACCAGCCACGACACTCTGTAAGTCCGGTCGCCTTTCGTATCACGACTGCATGACCATTTCAACGCTCCTTGAACAGACATTCCCATTATGAAATCTCCGCTGGGGAAATAACCACAAGCTGCTGCCCCTGCATGCCGGCGGTGTTCTCGTTGATCTGTTGCAACGCCTCGTCCATCGAGGTCAATTCTTCAGCCTCCGGGAGACCGCCTGGTGTCTTTTTAAGATTGGGGTCGCCTGGCCTGTCCCTGAGCTGAAGTATGCCTGCCTGCTTATCGGTCATCATCGACGTCATTGGCTTGGCCACCACGTCGTATTGTTTCTGCATCTCGTCCATGGCATCGCGGCCGGGGGTCGCAGAAGGTGTCCCCGCCTTTGCCGCCTGGGCCTGATCGAATTGTTTCTGCATCTCGGTCGTGTCCTGCCCCGTATAATTCATCCGGTTGATGTCCGCCTGCGTCACTGCCCCGCCTTGGAACATGCCCATCTCAGGATCACCTGGGCGGGATTCGAAGACTTCGTTTTGCTCGCCGGTTATTAGATTGGTGGTGGCGGTGCCTTGCTCCTCCGCTTCCTTGTTACGCTGCACCACTTCATCCAAAACACCTGGTTCCATTCCACCCGTCAGCAGCTCTGCTGGAATGGGCATGGCCCTGGCCTTCAAGTCCGCAATCTGCTCGCCCACTTCCCTGCCATAGACCTGGAAAAGCTGGGCATGGGTCATTTTGGAAACGGCTTTTCGTTCATTGACTTGCCGTACTATTTCGTCCTCAGCCGCTTTCCTCTCCGCCTCCCGCGCATCCGCAAGTTCCTTGGCCTTCGCTGCTTCCTCTTCCTGCCGTTTCTTTTCGTTCGCTTGCGCCGTAGCCAGTGCTTTGTCGGCCTCGGTGCCTGTCACAGCTTCCCCGAACCTCTTCGCCAAGCCAGAGGATTGGATGTCTTGCCCTTGACCGCGGAAATCAATGGGCGGGTCTTCTTTTTGCTTCTTCGCGAGTGTCCTAAACTCCTCCAACCTGGCTGCTGCGTCGGCTGTTCCGGCAATCACACCCTCCACGCCGGACACCTTGAACTTCACCTTGAAATCTTTCTTCGTTTCTTCATGGAGTTTCACCATCCCTCGCTCATAGGTGTCCAAGTCGATGGCCCCAGCCGCCAGCATGTCCGACAATTCTTTCTCACTGTCTGCCAGCTTCTGTTCTTCGGTGCGAAGTTTCTTGGTAATGGCCTCGCCCTGTTTCATCAACTTCTTGTTCTTTTCCAATTCAGTCAATTTCATATCCAAGGCACGCGCCTGTTCCAAGTCAGCCTCAGTCGCACCAGCCACCTCTAACTTATAAATCGCCGCCTCCCTGGAATTCATGCCAAAGATGGCAACCTGCTCACTATACTTTTCCGTCAAACCTGCCGCCGCCTCACCTGCCTTCTCCGCCTTCTCTTCCAATTCCTTTGCCGCGGCGGCTGCCTTTTCTTTTGCCTTAATACTTTCCCGCATTGCCGTATTCTCATCTGCGATGGCTTGAAGGGTTGCCATTGTTTGTTCGTTGGCGCCTGCCTGGGCGGCTTTATACAATTCAATCTCGTCCTTGGTCATGCCGACCGTCTGTTCCTGGAGTGCGAGTGAATCGTTCATTTCGTTTAGGGCTGCTATCTGATCTGACACCAGCAACATTTCTTGTTGCGTAGTAATTCCCGTCGAGACTTGGAGGGCATTGAGTTCGGCCTGTTCCTCCTTGGCGGCTTCAAGTTGCTCTTTCAATTCCTTCTGCCGTTCAACCTGGTTCTCGAGGCGTTCCTCCGATTCTGCCAACGTAACAAGTGACGCCTCATGAAGTTTCTTGCCTGCCTGCCAACCCGACTTCCAAGTGGGCGCAAGTTTCGCCGCTTCATTTGTTGAATTCTTAACTTGGAACTGATAGCCTTTCATGTTCTTGGTTGACCGTTCCAATTCCGCGTTCAGGGCTTCTATCTTTTTCTTTGGGTCTTTTATTTCCGAAATCTCTTTGTCGACCTTTTTCTCATCCCCCTCCCGCATTTCCTTGAGCTGGTCGTTTAACTTCTTCCCGCGTTCCATTTCCTTATTGAAATCCTGCATGGCCTTATTGGATTTGTAAATCCAAACCGACAAAGCTATGACGGCTGCTGCCGCCATCAAGAAAATAGCAAATGGCATCGCGGCCATTGCCGCATTCAACGCCCACTGGACGGCGGTGAGAATAACACCCGTGACGGACGTGGCGCCCATTGCTGCCGTCATTGCACCCCATGCTGCCACCGTCCCCCCGATCATAACGATCAACGTCCCAACTATCATAAGCAGCGGCCCCAATGCCGCCGCCAAAACACCTACCCAGAACATGGTGGTCTTCACCCACTCCGATTGCTTCTTGTACCACTCAATGGCGCCTTGGATTTTCTTGGCAACCCAAGTTATTGCCGGCGCAAGTTTCTTCCCAAGTTCCATGGCAAGGTTACGAATTTGATTCCAAAGGATTTTCATCTGGGCGGAAAAAGACTTCATCTGATCGTTAGCAACATCCTCCGTCATGCCACCTGCGCTACGAAGTGCCTCCTCATATTCTGCGATAGTTGCGGACGTTCCCAGCAAGGGCATGATCACCGCTTGGGTTTCCGCCTGGAACCCGAGCATGGCCAACGTCGCCGTCAGTTGCTCGTCGGTCATATCTGTCGTGATCTGTTCAAGCTGCCCGATAATTTGCCCAAGGTTGTTCATCTTCCCTGCTGCATCGAACACCTCAAATCCCAGTCGCTTGTGATCGGCGGCATTTCGCTGGGCAGCTTGGCCCAGCAACGTGATCATGCGATTCAGGTTATTGCCCGCCAACTGCGCCTTCACTCCCTGGTCGGCCATTGCCGCGAGCACAGCAACACCTTCCTCTACATCCTTATTGAAAGACTTCAACGCCGCACCAGCCTTGGACGTGAGGGAGGTGCTGAACTGGGCAACCGTGGCATTCGCCATCGTGTTCGCTTTGACAAGTACATCGGAAACCCGAATCATGTTTTCCATCTTCTGGGCAGTTGAACCAGTCATCAAACCAAGCGCGGACTGCGCGTCCGTTAGAAGGTCGGTTGCTGTTGCCAGATCGAAGGCGCCGGCGATTGCCAAGTTGTTCACGATGGGGAGGGCTTCGATTGCTTGTGCCGCACTCAAACCAGCAGAGGCGAGGAAGAAATACGCCTCGGCCGCATCCACGGAAGACGTAACGGTGGTTTCACCGATGAGTATTGCCGCCTCCTCCATCTTGCCGATTACTTCTTTGGAAAGGGTGTTCCCAAATTCATCCCGCATGATGGCCGTGGACTTGGTCATGTTGTCATTGAACTTGGCGAAGGCATGAATCCCAATGCCGGCGAAGGCCAACAGGGGGGCGGTGATGTACTTGGTCATCGCCCCGCCAACATTCTGCATTCCCTTGCCGACCTTCTTCAACGAAGCGCCGGTCTTCTGGGCAAAGTTCTTAACCGCTTTCTCGGACTGCTTGAGCGCCTTTTCTAGCGCCTTGGCGTCGCCGGCTATCTTCACAACCAGTTCTTCAATTTCGCTTGCCATTATTCGTCACCACCTCGAAGGAGGCCATCTGGGTTTGTATTTTCCTCGTCGTCGTCGTCCTTATCCTCTTCCAATGCTGGGGGTTTTATTCCAAGCGCCAACGCCCACATCGCCTTCTGATGCTGGAGTTCTTGGCGTTGCTTCTTTTTCTTTCGCTGTTCCCTGGGAGTGGTAAATTGCAAAAGGAAATCGTCGTGCTTCACGCGGTTGGGTTTCTTGGATAACACCCTCCGAATTTCCGCCGCAATCATCGCGAAGTTATGATCGTCGCGATGGAAGCGGGCAGCTTCCTCACTGATGTAAACTTTCCAGAGGGTGAACTCACTACTGGAAATCCTTCGCTGTGCTTCTTGGAGGGTCATCCCAAGTCGCTCACAAAGATTTAACCATAGCAAGGTCTCCCCCTGGTCTAATCGTTTCCCGCTGTATCCTCAGCTTCGTCGTCCATGCCGGACATCTGTTTGGCCTTGTTGAACAACGCAGTTTGAACACGGGCGGGGAACCCTTGGATGGTGTCGAACTCAACACAAGTCCGCTCCCCATCACTTGCCAACTTGAACAAGCAACGGGCCAGCAGGTTTGCTTGGAGGCCATCGAAGTCCTTCAGGGTCGAATCCCCGTCCCCGGATATATTCATCTTGGCTCCAATGAAACCAAGATATTTATCCCTGGCTGACCCGTCCATCTCTCGCAAGATATATTTGTCAACCGCCTTCGAGGTTGGGTCTTCCAACTCCACTTCAATTTCAGCCAGCTCCAAACTGAACCGCATCACACCATCGTCTTGAACGTCTTTATCATCTGCCATCTTGATCTCCTAAAATAAAACACAAACAGGAAAATCCTCTGAGGGTAAAACACCCCCAGAGGAAATTCATGAACCTAGCCAAACACTGGCACCTTCTCAACTGCTGGGTCGCTGTTGTCGGCATTTGTGCAAATGACGGTGACGTCAACAGTCGGCTGCTCGCCTTCCGAAACTTCACCGACCGAAACCGAATCAATGAACCCCCAGAAAAGAATGGAGGCGCCGTCCGGGAACGAGATCGATATCGCTGCGTTCGTATTGACCTGGCCGTAAAGGGTGGTCAGATGGGAAGTGTCGTAAGCCGCCGAGAACGAACACTCGCCAAGTTCTTTCAAGACCTTGGGTTGCTTGGTTCTCATTGTCGTGTTGCGAAGGGTTGTGGTATCAATTTCCCCGCCACCTTCAAAGGAGGGTGGGGTGATACTTACTTCCCAGAGGGTCGTCCCATTTGCGAGTGTAATAGTTGTTCCAGTGCCATCTTCAAATCGTGCCATGAGTTTTCTCCTATGGTTAAGTTTCGGCGATGGCCACTAGGCTGTTCACCGAAAAGGTTTCACGTCGTCGTTTATCCGGTTCCGTTCCTAACACGAAAAACGAAGTCCGGGTGGAGTTCCAAAAGGTGTACGTTGTTGAATTATACGTCACGCTCGTCAGTTTCACTACGTCAAGTTTATCCATGACCAATTTCATCTGCGTCCAGCCGTTGGGATAGGTGTCGGCTCGAATCACAACCTGGACACCGAAGTGATAAAACACCTCCCCATCCCGTGACGCCCTACCATTCTTCACGCCGGCAGTGTCGTACACGGCCAGCGCCTTATCCTTGACCGAATCATCATCCGGCATTGTGCCGATAAAGATTGGCCAATCATCGTTCGGTGAGGCCACTGGATCAACGCCAACCGACTCGTCGATCAGATATTGCTTCACAATTCCTGCTGGTGAATCTGTTAGGTTCATGCGTTCCTCATTGCCTTTACCAATTCCTCTGTAATCTTCGGCAGGAGGCGGCGGTAGGTCTTCTCTAGGAACTTTGATTTGCTAGGGTGAAGTTCGTGGACGTAAATGGCATAAGCCTGTCTGTATCCAACCGTCACCACCGTGTCCGTTCCCTTGCCTTCGCTCATCGTAAATGCGCTAAGCTTCAAGGCACCCGTGTCGACGGGAGTCACTTTCATACTCTCCCGCTGCACCAGCAGCCCAGCCCGTTTCAACGCCTTGCCAAATGCCCTTTCCATATCCTCCGTCGCGCCTTCAAGGTCTTTCATAACCTGTTTTGCGTTCAGAACTTTTGCGGACATTCTCATAGCAGCGCACTCTTGAGAAATTCAGTTGCCTTGAAATTGGGGATGCTTTCGTACTTCCTGATTTCCCATGCGTCGTTGTCCGCCCTGGGATTGGCAGGGGCTGAACCAATCACCCCCAGCCACAACATACCGCCCAGCTCTACCGTCTGACTCACGTAGACCCGGGCGTTGCTTACTTGCACCTGATTTTCCGAGTCCAAGAATTGCTCAGCTATTTCTTCCCACCGACACGTGATAGCGGTCGCACTTCCCATCGTGGGCTGGCCATAGGCGTCATAAGCACCTGGCGCCCAGTAGACCGCATCCTGTTTCCGCATCTTTGTGATTACGCTCATGACTGCCTTTTAACTTGGCGCCGAGGTTGTTGTTGATCCCAGCCACAAGACTTGAACCTGGTATGGCTTGCCCTTGTCGAGAGAACGCAGACCGCCGTTCGTGTCCAGCATCATTGCCTGCTGCCCGTAAGTAGTAACAGACAAATTCAGGTCGACTTTTTCTTGGTAATTAACACCCACTGACCCAGCCTTTTCAGACTTCACCCGTGGGTCGCGAATGGCATAGAAGTGGGCAGCAAGCCACCGCTCGATCAGTTCCAAGCGTGAGGCGCTGTAAGCGGTGGCCGGCCCATTGGTCACGCACATTTCAGTGACCAATTCATTGGACGTGTTGATGAACGAATCCATGTCCGCATCAACAGCAATGATTGAGGTGTCCACCTCAATGATTTTCTTCACATCCGCGATGGTTGTTCTGGCCATTGTCTCCTCCTGTTAATCAGCCAAAATAATCCTCCACGAACGGCTGAACCTTATCTTCCTCGAGAGGGCTTTCATTGACTGGGACACCATCGTCAAACACCCAAAAGCCGTCCGCCTTTTTCTCCACCGATAATCCATCAGGGACAAAACCGGCAACACCAAAGGCGACGGCTAGGTTGTCTGACTCCTCATCTTCCTCTTCGCCCTCCTCATCTTCCTCTACCTCCACCTCCACCTCGACCTCGACCTCGACTGGTTCGGCCTCGGCCTCGACTGGTTCGGCAGGGATAAAGTCACCGCCAACCAGCTCGAATTTCTCGCTACCGAAAACAGCGAGCAAGTTCAGCTCGGATTCAATTACATCACCTGGGCGAAAGATTTCTCTTCCCTCAGCATGGGTTCCAGCCTTCAGTTTGAATTGTGCCATGATCTGTCTCCACGAAACGCCGAACACCTGGGAGGCAGGGAGTTCCCCTGCCTCCCAAGTTGATCAGCTAGTTGTTAAGCATGCGTCCCATGGACGATGCCGGTATTGCTGTTGAAGTCAGCGCGCAACTGCGGAACCAAGATGGCCATCACCTTGAAGTTCAGCTGCATGCCGCCCATCGTTTCCCATTGGACAGTCGTTACGTCCATGCCGACCACCATGCGAGCCACGTCCGCTGTCTTTTGGACAAGCAGAAGGGTCTTCGTTGGCAGGAAGTCAAGCGTCTGAGGACGGTCGATTCCTTCAATGGCACCAATCCGATCGCGGAGGGTGTTGTCCCCCTTCGCTGCCAGATAATCCTCGTCCATGAACTCGTCCCAAGAAGTCGAGCAATAACAGAACCAAGGGCCATAATGTTTGGCGTCTTGGGACTGCGTCTTCATTTGAAGAATTTCCGCAATCGTAACTGCGTGATTCGTCGTTGAAGGAATTGTCATCGACTTGGTGAGTCGACTTGGGAAGTTGGTATAACCGTAAATCGTGCCGCCACCGTAGGCGTACGAACTGGAAACACCAAGCAACAGGTTTTCAGCTTCCTCGGCTACCTTACGACCGGCGAGTTCCGCCATCGTGGTGTCCAAGGGACT